ATTTTTTTTTTTTTTATTATTCAATAATTACTGAGCTTCCTACTGAGGATAAAACCTTTCCAATAGAAGCCTTTTTATTAACGCCATCCTGAACTATAGCAATTATATCATCAGAGGATATTTTATCTGTTTCCTCCATATCAGTATCTTTTATTCCTAGTTCAGATAATCTTTTTGAAATTTCATAAATTTGCTCTTTTGTGAACATACTAATTTATAATTAAACCGACAGCTCTAAGCTGAGATAATAAACTATTAACAGTCCCAACTAATACATCTACTGTGTCTTGAGTAGTACTACCATTTACAACATCAGCTATATTAGTCATTGCTTTTACACCTCCTATGCTAGATTTTGTAGCAGCAGGAACAGTATATTTAGAAATAGCAGATGTTATAGTTTTGCTAGAAACATTATAAGTCAGTATCTGAAAAGAATTATCCTTTTTACTACTAATAAAGTAAATCATTGACTCTGTAGAGTCAACACTTCTAGTATATGTAACAGGACCAGTTACTCCATTTACTATAATTTCTCCACAATTCAATATATGGGAAGCCATAACATCTTCTAACGGTTTTCCTATATCATTTGAGTCAAGTTGGATAGTGTAAGGTTCATTAGGCTTTATATAGTCTTCATCTTTGATGATAGACCCATCATCTTTTATACTATAAAATACCTCGTTCCCATAAGCAGTAGTTACGTGAGCAAATCCTCCAATCTTAGTTTGGAACGTTCCAACACCATAGCCATAATCAAGATGGGTAAAGAAATGTCCTTGAACCAAATTATTTAAATTATGCTCTTTTATTTCATTAGAATCTCCTATTTCTAGTTCAACTATAGCATTTGAATAGTTAACAAATACTGATGTCAGTGTTATGACTCCTTCAGATACTATAGCTCCTAAATTACCAAATTCATGATTTTTAGTATGAATGTTGCTAGTAATATATTGGCTAGTACCATTACTCTGCATTACTTTATTAAAATAGTATGAATACTTACCTGATTCAAGTATGAGCACATTAGCATAAGGAGAAATCTTATTATTCTTTATTATAACTTGCTCTCCATTTAAGACCTTATTAAGGCCCCCTTCACTTATAGTTATTTTCAATATATCAGAGTTACTTTCGGATGAGTTGACTGACTCCCACTTACCTGTTTTGTTATTAAAATATCTTACTGTGCCATTATACAGCCAAAAGCAATTAATTGGTGGGGGAGTAGGAGACTCTATTATACCTTGAAATTTTTTCATATCATTTAGAATTTTATTTATCTTATTTATATATCATTTGTTCAAAATAGATAATTATTGCGCACTTAATTACTATTATTCCTGTTAGACTGTCTTCTACTAATTCTTTCCTTTAAAGCATTATCCTCTGAATGTTTTTGCTTCTCGAAGTTTAATTTATCTCTCTCCAACTTAATTTTAGCATCAAATTCTTTAATTTGCTGAATTAACTTGTCTTTAGCCTCTTGCGAATATTCAGGTTCTGATATATTATCATCCTCATTATTTTTACTATAAGCTTGCATCTGTGCAATAAGAATTTTTGTCTCATTGTCTCTTTGGTTAAGAATATCCTCCTGCTGCATCTTGGCTTGTTCTATTTGAGATTTTTGTTCTATCTCCTGCTGTTGTGCTTGCAACTGCTGCTGCTGTACTTGAGCTTGTCTTTCTTGAATATTTCTCTCATCCTTTTCAACAAGTCTTTGCTTCTCAGCAAGAGAAGATGAACTAAACAACTTCATAATAGTTGAGAATGATAGAGTCTGATTCTGCAATGCTGCTTGAGCTAAAGTATCAAGTTTTGAGTTTAATTCTTGAATACCATTACTGTTGTCCCCTACAAGACCGTAATCAGCCTCTGCAAATTCATCCCCATCTATCTCCATAACTTTCATTGAGCTATCTGATAATATATATTGGAACTTCTTGCTTCTGCCTCTTAATGCTATCTTAGCTGTTTCAAGGAAGCATTCCAAGACTCTCTTCTTAACATCCTCGTGTATAAAGAACAGCCACTCTGTAATATGAGAAGATTGTAATGTTGCTCTTTCTACTCCACCTACTGTCTCTCTATTACTTACTTGACCCTCTCTTTGTTTAGTAACACCAATAATCTCTGCCATTTCCATCTTGATAAACTCAAGAAGGTTAATGTATTGCTGTATTTGATTACCATCAGAGGCTGCAACCACTCCAGTAGAAGCATTGTTTAGTGCACCTGCAAGTTTACCTGTAGCTGCACCCATAGAGCCTTCTTTGAAGCTGTCTTCTACTGCAAGACCCATAGTCCTTGCATAGTACAACCATTTTTCTACATCCCATCCCTTAGGTTTCTTGGCAAAATCTAATCTTAGCAATGAACCCCAGTTTCTTGCTATCAGCTTATTTAATCTATCATGTATTGCATCATACAAATAGTTATATGGCTTCATCATATCTACCAAGCTAAATGGCCTATTATCATTTAGATTATAAATAGAGCCAACAATACCAAAGTGACATCTTGAAGGGTTACTTAGTCTATTATACTGAACTACTCTTGGTCTCATATTGACATAAATATCTGTACCAATCTTAGTTCCCTCCCATGCTTCATTGACATAGAATATTTGTTCTTCTTCTCCAGCATTCTTATCTATTACATAAGTTTCTGGGTAGAAGTTGAATACTTCTTCACCTGTCTGAGGGTCATAACTTCTTACCTTCTTAATCTTTCTTCTTGACTTCCAATATACCCTAAGTACTCTCAAGTTTCCTGCAACATCATAAGGAAGAAGTGAGTTATTAACTCCATCATATCCTCCTAATGGGTCCCAAAAGAATCCCTCTGTACTTATTTCATCCCCTATCATGTGATTATTGACAAAGCCATATCTCTCATCAATATTATCCATAGAGTCTGTAGCAGCTTGACCTACATGGTCAGGCATCTTCTCTATATACTCCATGTCTTTCTTTGTCAATACATCATAGTAAGTATCAATAACCTTGCCTGGACTCCAATAATCTTCAAGGATTATCATATCTGCATCCTCAATCTTATTGCTATATCCTGACTTAAAGATTCTTACCTTGAGTGGGTTCAATCTTTCAATAGTAGGTTCACCTCCTACAATATCACATTGGTAAATCTCTTCACCAACTGCCATTGCATCCATGAATCCTTGATTGAGCATTAGAGGAATATTTAACTCCTTTACATAATGGTTAAGAAGAGCATTAGCCCTAATTTCCCTCATGTCTTGCCACTCATAGGTGTAGTAGTCATTTATTTTTTCAAGCTCTTGGTTAGCCTCTTCTTCTGATTGAGAAGTATTAGATACCCATTCTTGCAGCTTCTGTAGTAATTCTTGCTTCTTGTTATTCTCTATCTCTGTAATAGCATTAGGATTAGTAACTACTACTTTGAAGTCAAAAACTCTCTTACTTTCCTCACCTCTAAGCACATTCAACTTACTATTCATAATAGGATAGTGTTGAATCCTGTCAGGTATGAAACCTGCCTGTAGCTTCTCAGGATTCAGTATCATCTCAAGGTCACTCATGTGGAGTTTACCATTGAGCAAGTCATAGTTAATTTTCTTATGTATTACAGATTTTCTAACTAAGCTATAATTGAAGAAGGTCTTACTGTCTGCCCAATCCAAGTGCTTCTTCCTCCAAGCTTTATTTTTCTTATTGAAGGGAAGTTGCTGTGGAGGCAAATTTATCATTTCATATCCCATTATACTTCAATTTAATTACTGCGCAAAAGTAAATAAAATCCTTGACCTATGCAAGTATATAAGTAATTTATTAACCATCAGTCTCCATTTTTACTAAATTTACTACCTAAATCTAAAGTCATAATTTCTCTTGAAGAATGAGTCATTACCATCATAGCTGTTATTAGCACTCTCCTGCTTTTCCTTACTAACATCTCCTTGGTATCTTATCATTCTATCTTCCCTTAGAAGCATTAGCATGCCCATAGCAGATATTCTATCGAAGTTACCCTCAGAGTTGTAATTAATAAGCTCTTTCAGTAGTGCTCTGTTCCTTACAGTAAATAGTCTTGGAACCATTACTTCCTTCTCTTCTCCATCAATAGTCTGCATAATAGGAACTGGAGCTAATAGCCAGCTTCTCAATCTGCTCCTTGCATAAGCATTAATGGCAGGAGAGGCATTAGTACCTTTTGACTTGTTACCATAGCCATCCTTCATCATCTGCTTTTCCTTTAAGAAATCAAGGACATCTGTAAGAAGATAGAGACTATTTCTTGTCGAGAAGTGAGAGAATAGACCTTTTTTATTGTACTCATAATTCAACCTACCATTGTAGAATAGACAAAGTTTTCTACAAATTTCATAGTAATCATCAGCAAAAGGAGGTCTTCCAGTGTATTCAGCTACTATCCTATCTGTCCATAAATCCAATACAAATATAGAGCCTAAAGACATAGTATTTGACTCATCATCATCATAAGGGTCAGCACCTAATATGTACCTGTCATTATATGGCTTACCTGTGTTCTTATCAATCTTAGGCATTTGGTATATTTCAATAGCACCCTCTATCTTGTTATCCTTATGTGGGAAATCCCTAATAGGCGTAGCAGAGGTAGGTTTATACTCTACTTGACCATCTTTATTAAATACCAAATCACCTACATATACATCATCATATTCTGTAGGATTAGCATCCAATTGACCTATTCTTTCAGTCAAGTCAGCTACAGGGAACATATTTACACCTGTCTTAACAATAGCTTCAGCAGGGGTAATAGGAACCTCAGCAATGGTCTTAATAATAGTATTAGGGTCAGTAGAATTGTACTTTACCCTATATCTATTCATAAGAATTTCAATTAGAGCCTTGATTACATCAGATACACCATTCTTATTATAACATCCCTTTCTATTTACATAGCCAGGAAAGAAGAATACAAAGTAAGGTTTACCTTGGTTGTACTTGTCAAATACATTAGGTAAAGCATACATATTATAACCTTTAGGGTTATACATAATTTCCTGAGCACCAGCAAAGTCTGATTCATTATCACCAGCAGTACCTAACATATAGATTTGTCCAAAGACAATATCACCTTCCTGTACTGAAGGTAAAAGCACATTATATAAATCAACTAATCTTGGGAATGTACCAAACTCCTCAATAAGAATCTTGGCAGCTCTCTTACCCCTCAACTTAGACTCATCATCCTTAGATGATACTCCAAGTACTGTATTCTGAGTACCCCTTTCAATGTCTAATTCTACATCCTTATACCCCATTATCCATGTCATTTCCTGCAAAGAGTTCTTTAATCTCTTTCTTGGAAACTGGGTATTGGTTGCACAGAAGTTAGCCATATCTACGAACTTATTAAGAACACCATCCTTAGTAAGGTATTCCTTCTGATAGGCAGTTACTATGCCCTTTACCTTCTCATGTGCCTCCTCATTCTCACCTACCACAAAGATATGGTTAAGTATGGATGCAAGACTATATGATTTACCTTTACCTCTGGAAGCAAGCTCAGACATGTGCTGACCCCCCTCAAAGTTGTTATATAAACCACCATTTGATGCTTGGTCTAAGCAATGGAATCTCCAATAGATTCCTTCCCAACATTCAGGTAGTGCCTCTACTCTATCAGCTCTCTTGGATTTTCTCTTCTTACCATTCTTATCCTTATACTCTCTAATCTTAGAGAGCATCATAGGAGAATAGTTAAGGAACCAATACATATATCCTGTAACCCATTCTCCATCACTTTCTCTCACATAGCCATCCCAAATTCTTCTCCTTTCCTCTCTTACCCACTTACCATACTCACTATTAGGATTGGCATTAGGTCTAAGGTTAGTAAATGTACCATACTTCTCATAATGTATAGCAGATAGTCTGAAGTAATCCATATCCTCTAATATATGAGGATTAACCAAGTCTACAATGATTCTGCCCCTATCATCTCTTGGTCTATCCTTAGCATATTCTCTTGTAGGACTTATCAATCTTTTGACAAACTCTACATTATTTACAATATCAAATAACTGGTCCTGAACTTCCTGAGGAAGGCTATTAACTAATTCCTCAGTTAGCTCAGTTTGATATTTATTCATTGGTATTTTCTGAAACTCCATTATATTCTCCCTTTATAACTGCTTCATAAAAATCAGAGCCTATCCAATTGAATATTAGTGTACTTAACATGATATTCATCTCCCTTAACATATTCTCTTCCTGACCATCAGGAACCTTAGCAGTATGCTGTACTGTTATTACTTTATAAGATTTACCTCTCTTAGTGAACCAAAGAGTGTACTTGTAAATCTTATAAACTTTGAATGAGGAATGGGGCATAATTTCTTTCTGTAATACCATATGCCCTACATTCTCAATTCCCCTCTCACTTCTCTTTGTCTCAATATGTTTATTAAGACCCTCTATAATATCTTCTGCTTTCATAGTTATAATGTTAAGTCATCTTCAAATATAGTCTTTTCTCCCTGTCCTCTCATCTTACCTGAACTCCTCATTTCAGAATTAAGTGCTTTCTCAGCTTCATCCAAATCTTTAATGAGAGGTGTAATCTGCTTTACAATGGCTGTAATTTCCTTGAACTCCTTAACCTCAAGACTATCAAAGTCCAGTCCTCTTAGTTTTGCTCTGAACTTATTAACCATAAACCTCGTGTCTTCAAGGAGTAATGCAGAGATTGGCTTAAATGATTTATAAAATTCCATTGCTTCTGTTACTATTCTATCTGGCTCCCATTTAGGAGGTAATCCTTCTCCCTCTTTAATGGCTTCCATTCTCTCCTTGTCATCTACAAGGTATTGATAGTCACTTCTTGGGTCACAAAAGAAGTATATGAAGCCAAGTTCCATGATAGCCTTATCCTTATTAACAGTCTTATCTCTTTGCCATATCTGTCTAAATGGTTTAAGAGCAAAGGCTTCCTCAGATATTACTATCTTGTAACCCTCATATTTGAATAATTTTATCATAACCTTTTTTTTTTCAAAAAAAAGCAGTAGTTTTCACTACTGCTTTTCTATATATGAAGCCAACTTTAGTATGACTTCTTTGCTATCTCCCAGTAAGCCAAGAGCTGAATTACATCTTGAGCATAATACTCCTCTAACCTTTCCTGTAATATGGTTATGGTCTATACATAGGTTCTTTGTACTTCCACATACTTCACAAGCTTTTGGTAAAGCTTCATATTCTTCTTCAGTTAAATTATAATTATACTTAATCTGTGAGAGTCTAATTTTAGACTTATTTCTTTCAGCCCATTCTTTAGAGTAGTTTGGATGTTCTCTTCTCCACTTGTCTCTATAAGATTTGACTTTTGTTTTATTCTTATCTCTCCACTCTTTATGGATACTTTTTAATGTATCCTTATTCACATTATTGTAATTTCTACTGTAAGCATTTTTACAATCTTTGCACTTAGAATCAGAATACTTATGGATGTTGCCATTCTTATCTTTATAACTTCTAATGTAGAAGTTATCTATAGGCAAAGTTCTATTACAGCAAGAACAAGTCTTAAACAATAAGCTTTTTGTCTGGCACATATACTTGTGGCTGAGTATCTGGAATCTCTTCCCATTCTTCAATAATGAAGTCAATATCCCTATCCTGTAGCAATAGACACTGCTTTCCATCCATCTCAACAACATCAAAATTGTAAGTAGTAACAGGATTGTCAGTTACAATTCCATCTTTAAGAGTGCCTGCTTGATGTTTCCTTACTGCAAACCTTGCAGGGTTTACACATACTATATCACCTACCTTTATATCTCTTACTGAACTACCTACTGCAAGTACAGTTTGATACTCTTTTAATCCACCTTGCTGCTTAGTAGTATCAATTAGACCACCTCTTGTAGTCACATCATGTTCATACTTATCCATTGTAGTGATAAGTGCAGTGAACATTGGCTTTATTTTCTTAACTTTTAACATACTCAATAACTTTTATACCATATTCTACAGCATAAGAGTGCTCAATCTTGCAACCTCTATACTTGTCCCAGTCTTTAGCAAAATATGCAGCATCTGCCACAGATAATAGCTCAATTGATTTACCCAAGAACCACAGAGGTCTTTCATTTACTGGTGCATCTTTGAAGAAGCTATCAATCACTTCCACATCATCATTGAGTACTGCCTTAGCCTCTTCCACAGCTTTGGCTCTTTCAGCTTCTATTTCTTCATTTGTCTTACCCTTCATGGGCTGACTAATAAACAATTTCTTCATTTCTTCTCCCTTATCTGTTTAATAAACTTGAGTCTCTTTTTCATACCTAACATCCTATCATAAGTGCAAGTCAGTTTACCCAGTGATGGAATGTTGAAATTTGTTCTTAACTTAGCAAAATCCTCTTCATTAAGATTCTCCTTTAATGGCAAGGACTGTATTGATTGGTTAATAAATAACCAAAATGCCTTATATGTTTTATCTACCACTTCTTTAGGCAAATTCAACTCTTCAGAAACCTTACCAATTATATCGGGATAATTCATTTCAATTCAAAAAGTAACAATAGTTGGAAAATGCCAGTCTCTTCATCAATGTTGGGAATAAACCTTGGATTAATCTTACCATCAATGATAACTTTATTCTTCCTTAGCTTGCCCATAATTACTTGAAAGTGTGGGAGAGTGATATTACACTCTTCCCTTACTTTCTTCTTTGTATCTTCACTCATTGTAACCTTATCAAGTATCTCATTATCCTTGATAACTTTACTGAGTTCATATCTTTGCTTGACAAAGGATGTAATTACATCAATCTCTCTATCAGTTAGCTTATGAAAAGGCTCTAAAAATTTGAACCACAACCTAAAGAAGCTCTTATCTAATGAACAAGGTATTCTAACTATGTTATCAGGCTTCTTCATCATAGTATATTCCTTTTAAATCTTAGCATTTAGCTATTCTTCCTTCTTATTATCTTTTTCAGATTCTTCAGGAACTGTGATAAGCTCTTCAATCTCATTAGTACATTTATTAATGAACTCGTGGTTAAATACATGTTCATTCTCTATTACTTTAAACAAGTAATCAAGTCTTTTAAACATGTTATTCATATTAGCTTGCTGTAGCTTAATATATAACTGTCTAGACTGTTCACTAAGTTGATGAGCTACATTCTCTAACTGCTCATAAGACATCTTCTCAGGTCTTTCTACTTCCTTTGTTGTTGGCTGCATTTCTACAACCTTTCCCTTTTGCTCTTCCATTTTATTTTATAATTAATCGTTAATATTCTTCAAGATACTTATGCCCATACCTATTCTCGTATAGGGTCTCCCATTCTTCTATTGAACATTCTCCTATATCAGTAGAACCACAATCATCACAGTAATCTGAATCCTCCATTCTTGGAATGTTCCTAATATTCAATGATAGACAATGCTTGCAGTATAATACTGGCACTTCATTGTAATCATTAGGCTGATTTTCTGTACTTAAGCTGCTCATAAATCATCTTCTTTCTTTCATTAATAGTCCTACTGTGATGTCCCTTTCTCTTACAAGTATTAGCCTTGTTATTGAAAGGTCTCTTAGGGAAGATAATACCATCAAGAGATACATGACCTCTTCTGATTGCTCTCCTTACAGACTTGAACTTGCTTACTGCTTCATAAGTTCTTAGGTGAAGAATACCTTTTCCATAGAAATCTCCCACAATATCTACTCTATTCTTCTCCATATAATCCTTGAACTCCTCTTCACTCATCAAGGGTCTTTCTATTGTCTTCTGCTCTTCCATTTCCATAATGTTTTTATCTAAAGTAGATTAATACAAACTGACCATTTTCTTTAAGTAGAGAAACTATATCCTCTCTCTTAATTCCTTCCTCATTGGCTGACCTTACAATACCTCTGATTGTAGTATCAGTTAATACAGTCATAACTTGATGAACCTCTGAACCATTGGTCTTTTTGGTCCTTGTCATCTTTGCCTTTTCTATCTCTTCCATATTATCTAAATTAGTTGCGGAGGGTGGACTCGAACCACCAACACAGTATTACTGCTTCTCAAGGTTATGAGCCTTGCATGTTTCCATTACACTACCCCACGATGTATATTTGAGCAGATAGTGGAAATCGAACCCACACATTAACATTGGAAGTGTTACATACTAACCTTTATACTATACCTGCATTTGAGTAGATAATCAGATTTGAACTGACCCCTTGACATTGGCAATGACATATGCTAACCACTAACACCATACCTACATTTTGAGCCTCCTGAAGGATTTGAACCCTCTCTTCCTGTTTACAAGACAGGCTTGCTAAACCATTAACACTAAGGAGGCATTGTAGTCTAAGAGGGATTTGAACCCTCAATCCCTAAAGGGCGAGGGATTTTAAGTCCCTTGTGTATTCCAGTTCCACCATTAGACCATTTTATTTTTCCCTCTGTAATTGTCTGTCAGAGCATGGCAATTAGGACATAAGAGCTGTAAATTACTTATTTCATTATTACTATTATTACCATCTTTGTGATGTAGCTCTAAAGGTATCTTTTGTCCTTGCCATTCAGACAATCCACATCTCTCACACCTATATTCTTTTATATTCTCTGAAAGCAATCTTCTCTTTAGATTGTTTGAATTATATCTTGAAGGATTTACAAGAATCCTACTAAGAGGGAATTTCTTAACTACTGGAGAATATCTCTCACCAGAGTTCCACCCCTGACCTGTAAAGTGGGAAGTATCTATATTGTATAAATCAATAGCTTGATGTATAGTTCTGTAATTCCCTCCTACAGGCTTTATATGCAAGTATCTACATACTTGTGCTATACTAAGGCTATTTCTTATAGCCTCTTCATATACTTCTCTACTTCTTAATTTTGTCATTAATAAGGTCTTATATCACATAAGTGGAATAAGTAGTCATACTTATTGATATTCTGAATAAAGGTCTCACATTCAGATGCTATGCCTTTATAAACAGTCTCTTGAGGAATTTTATCATAAAATGCAATAGTAGCAGACTTAACTTCACTTATAAAGTCAAAAGCATTTAGTGCATCACTTGGAGTTCCTTTGATAGCATTAGGTTGCATTTTACCAAGTATTCCCATATATCCTTCTGCAAGACCATCCTGATAATCTGACAATATATCAAGGAACTCATCAAGATATACATGGATGTTCTTCTTAGGTGCTGCCCAATGCAAGTTCTTACACTTAGTTTTCCAACCTTCAAGTTGATTTAAGAAGTTAATAAAGAACTGAGAACCAGATACTTCAGTACTTCTGCTTGATTCCATTGGAGTAAATAGGCTATCTTCTTCAAACATATTCTCTTATTTTGATGTTGCAAAGTTAAGCAAAATACTTCAATTAACCAAATATTTTCCTAATTATTTTCAAACTATTTTTAGTACCCCCCAAGAGACTCGAACTCTTACACCCTAAGGTCATAGCTTCTAAGACTATTATGTCTACCATTCCATCAGAGGGGCATTATGTGGGTGTTCAAAGAATTGAACTTTGTTCTCAGGTTTTTCAGACCTGCGCAATGTAACCATACCTGCCCAACACCCATAATGACTTATTTGTGTCTCTACCCACATCACTTTCCATAAGTCAAGGACAAAGATTTCTATTGAAGTGGGAGAGGCAGGAGTCGAACCTAGCTCAACCTTAAGGTGCTTGATTTACAGTCAAGGGCTTTCACCGTGAAGCAACTCTCCCTACAAATATACTTTATATCTGTCGTATTCTTTCCCTAAATTTATTGCAGCATTATTAGTTATTTCACTCCTGGGAATCAAATACATATTATTGTTATCTACTAATATAAATAGTAAATCACTACTGTTTTCATTAAATCCCTTAATTGTTTGACCACTTCTATTCCCTCCGCAAGTTTTCAATGCAACTTGATATATCCCAAACTTGCTTATACATTTAGTAGTCTTTACTTGTACCTTTAGTAAGGCACCATTGTCTACTATAAGGTCATAATCTTGAGAATCTGTAATAGGCACACTCACTGTATATCCTATTTTTGAAAAATATGCCATAGCATAACACATTCCTATATCACCTTGTTTCTTACTATTTATTGCATTTTCAAATATATTTTTTTTTCTTTAGTGCCCATCCACCATCTGAGCAGTACTCCCATATAATATTCATTACTCACTCCAACATCAAAGGAACTATATTCCAACTGGAATAGTTCCTGTAGGTGTCCAAACATAAGTCTTAGCAGCTTGTCTAAGATATGCCTTAGTACCCTTCTTAATTAATGAAAGAACTCTTTTCATAACAATAAAAATTTGGAGTTAATAATGTTATGTTCCCCCATAAGGAGTCGAACCTTACTCTCAGGATTAAAAGTCCAGAGCATCCACCATCAATGCTTTGGGGGAATATTGCCAAGGTTGAGATTGTGCTCCCACAAGGAATTGAACCTTGATTACTACCTTATCAGAGTAGCTTCCTGACCATTAGAAGATATGCCAATATAGCTGAGAAGGTAAGAATTATTACAGGTATGGGGTTAAATCTAACCTACCTGAGTGTACTTTCTTACACTTGTTACATATCATAGCTGACACTGAATGACTCAAACACTCATCTTTCAGATTTGGAGTCTGAGGTTTTACCATTAAACTAAGTGCCAAATTAATTAGTTGCAGGTAGTGGACTTGCACCACTGGTCTCCCCATTATGGGTGGGGCAAGATTACTACTTCTCTAACCTGCTAAAACATCAAATCATTGATTACTTCTCCTTATTGCACTCAGAGAACTTTCAGAAATGATGGCATCAAGCATTGCAAGCTGCTTGACTGAACTTCTTGCAAAAGTTCTTGCTGGGATGATAGGACTCGAACCTACTATCTTCTGGTTAACAGCCAGTAGCTTATACCATTTAAGCTTCATCCCAATAATTGTTGCTCCTATTAGAATCGAACTAATGACCTTTTCCTTGTAAGGGAACTATTCTGAACCACTGAACTAAGGAGCAATAGGGACAGTTTCTTTATCCTCTAACTGTCCAAAAGAGTGTCCAAGAAAAGCTCAACATTATGAAAACATGAAAACATAGTGTGGAGAATGAGGGACTTGAACCCTGAACTCCTCCTTGCAAGGGAGGTGTGTTAGCCAATTACACCACAAACCCCATTAGTATAGTAGACAGGACTCGAACCTGCATCCTCTGCATCCCAAATGCAGTGCCCCACCAATTAGGCTACTACTATATATTGCGGAAAGCAGTGTACTTGAAACACAGACATTTTACTGCCCGAAGCTACTTAGCAGGTAGTCCCTACACCTTGCAGGTTTACTCTCCGAGTGGTTGTTTTTAGCTAGTAGAACCAGTCATCTAGTCTTACTTAACCTAGTAAGATAGGTATTAACAGAGGAAGAAGAGAGACTTGAACTCTCACACCATTTTTACATGATTACTGGTAGTTTTCAAGACTACTGCCTTACCATTAGGCTTATTCTTCCATTTGCCTATCTACCTCTGTAGGATAGGACTTTAGTAGATTAAAATAGGACTTGAACCTATATTATGAGAGCCAAAATCTCATGTGATGACCAGTTACACTATGGGGCAATAAAAGAAAAGGAATGTTACCTTAAACAACTGGTTAAAGTAACATTCCTTATGTGGAAATTTCCCAAAACCAATTTTCCTTAATTGCACTGCAAAGGTAAGCAAAATATTTGAATTGTGCAAGCTTTTCTCCAATTATTTTCAATTCAAGTATCATTTTCTTGTCTTGAAGGAGTAAAGTTAGGATTGATTTTAGGTCTTATCTATATTCTTTCAAGTAATTCCTACTAACTTGTTAGCCCAAGATTCAGTATAAAAACTGTAGTAGTTCCATTTAATTCCTATCTTACTACACAGATAATGTACTATGTTATGTAGTAGTGATGGGATTCCTATTACTATCAAATATAGTGGACCTAATATATCAGATTGCTTACTATGACCACATTCATGTTGAATGGACTTTTGTGATGACATAGGATTCACAAAGAGATAATCTCCTAAAGACATGGCTGAAGGTAGAGTAATATTCACTATAATGGTATTACCACCTGCCCTACCTTCTCTATATGCAGCTTGGCACAATATGCCCTCTATACACAGAGCAAGCATATTCTGTGGAAACTGCCATAACCATTTAATAGAATCCTTAATGTAATTACCTATCTTTTTCATTCTTGTATATAGTAATATCCCTGAAGCTTTGTTATGGCTTCATAAGAGTTATTTCTAATCTCCTTTTAACTACTAACTTCATTAGACCCGTTCTTGATTATACCCCTATAGTATGATTCCCTGTGCCTTTTCTCAGGTGGATGTGCTCATACAATCTAATTTATATAGTAGCAATTTTAGTAGTATTGGGGACAACCTCTCTATTATTTATAGATACTAACCCAACTTCTGACCCATTACTTCTAACTCATGGGTGATAAGTAAATCCATCATTACTTCTACAAGGTGCAAAGGTAAGTAAAATATTTGATATATGCAAATGTATAAATAAAAAATTTATTTTGAATTTTTTTTTTTTGAAATTTTTTTTTGAATCCATTGTATTTCTAGGAGTGGGGTATAATTACCTCACCACTCCCCCATAGTTTTTGGGATTGGGATTATCCCCCCATAGAGTTGAAATGGTACATTACTCCTCCTTATTATTTGATTATTAACATTAAAAACTTATCATTATGAAGTATGTAATCCTTATTCTAGCAGTCCTTATGATTATGAATGGTGTAGCTTATGCTATATGGTACACTGACACTATCAGAGCTTATGAACAGTATTATGATTCTACAGAAGCTCTGCTTGATACTCTTGAGAAGTATGATAACTGGGTTGATAGATTTGACCCTTATGAGTATTATGAGGCTAAAGAACATTTAAACCATCTTAAATAACTCATTACTTCTCCTTATTATTTGAATTTATTATTAACTTTGAACCTTTTGGTGCTTAGGTGAACCATACATATATTATGAATATCTTTAGTTCTTTGAGAGTTTATGCAGGTAAATGGGAAGTTAAATCTACTAGAGAGTTTACTGAAGAGGAAATTAAGGCTGTAGTTCAGGCTGTTGTTGTACCTTCTCAGTATGGTAATTCAGTTCAGTTTACTATGGTTGGTGGTGGATTGACCTATATTCCACTAGACCAGAATAGTACTCTTGGCTCTGGTGAATTGGTTGATTTAACTAAGGCTAAACTTGTGACTTTAGGTAAGTCAGGTGAGAATGATATTTATAGGGTAAGTATTTAATACTTGCCTTATAAATTATAAAGGTGAGGGTCTTCCCTCACTTTTATTTTTATCCTATCTGGTTTCAGCAAGGTATTGCAGAAGCAATATATTATGGTAGAAGCAATATTATGATGATAGAAACAATATTATGATGATAGAGATAATCAAGACTATTATTATCCCCTTCAAGACAATAGTTATATTATATAAAGAATGGCAAGGTAGAAACAATATTATTATCTCATAACTATTATCTCAAAGCTCTATTACAGCAATATATTATCAGTATAGCTCATTACTCCTCCTTTGTTCTTGACACACTGAGGTTAGTTATTAACTATATTATATCATATATGTGATATTAGTATAGCTTATTACTCTTCCTGTGCCTTTTGCAACTCCACAATAGTTGCATTTTTAGCATTTATCATTTAACATTTATCATTTAACAGGTGTGCCAGATACCAAAAATAAATCCAAAGGGCATTGGTGAATTTGATGAACATTTTCTCAACTCTCAGAACTTATGCAGGAAAATGGAGTGTTAAATTTTCACGAGCATTTACTCCAGAAGAAATTGCAGCAGTAAAGTCTGCAACAGTAGTACCATCACAATATGGTAACTCAGTTTGCTTTATGATGGTAGGAGGAGGACAGACTTATATTCCTCTTGCTAATGATGCTACTGTAGGAGTTGGAGAATCTATTGATTTGACTAAGGCTAAACTTCTCACATTGGAGAAGAATGGTGAGTCAGATATTAATAGAATTTCTATCTGATAGCTAAAAGAGAAGTATAGGGTGGGGATGATTCAACTCTCCTACCTTATACCTTCTTTTTTGCCTCGTATTATAAGCAACAACATACATAATTTTATAACTATATTTACTGAATACTATGTTAGCAATACATATAATTTGTACTTTAGTAATACTGATAGCAGCAATAATTTATGAATGTAAAAACTAGAAATATACCTAAACAACAATCAAATGAGCAGACCAGCATTTTACAATGGCATACTTTATCAGATAGAGTATCAGCCACAACTGTCAAACAGTGATTATACACAACACAAAGTGTATCACATAAAGACTGATGATGAGAACTATCCTCATGCACAGTTTATATGTCCTAACTGTGGTGAGCCTTTTGATGGACATGAGTGTGAGAATTGCAAATACACAGAAGAAAGATGAGATGGACTAATGCACTCAGAGACATTGAGTTATCTGAAAAGGAGATGGAAGGTAGAGTTTGCAGTTGTCCTGAAACAGGACAACCTGATGAGTTTGGTGATGGTTCTTCACTACCCTGCATGAGCATGGAAATAGATAACAACTTATCTTGTAATAAATGTATATATTGTATAAAGAAAAATGAAAAGATTTAAGCTTATACTTAAAGGAGTGTTATTATGGATAACAGCCTTTGTAGTTATGCTCTTTATATCAGGAGTAGACAGCATCTATGACAATGGATATTTCATACATTCAATCATTATGTGTGTAATGTTATGTTATACTTGCTACAAGCTAATATCTGAAGAAGAGCTTGAAGTATTAACTTTTTCTAAATGGTTTAACAAAATAACAGGAGAAAATAATGAATAATCCTATAAAAGAAATTAATTATGCGAACAATAACTGTAGTATTTACAAACAGGAAATTATAATAATACAAAGTGCCCATGAAAGATAGGAATAATATAGGTTCAATAATCAAACACTTATACCTTTCTCAGATTCAATAAAAACTTTGTTTATTTGGCTGGTAGGAAAAGACTACCTTTATCTACTCATATAAGGTAATTTGATTGTTTTTAGGTAAAGTATTTTTAGTTCAGGTGACATATTGTCACTACAGGAGACTGGTATGTGAATATAAGTCTCCTTTTATTTATTAAGACATGTGACACCTATTCTTCTTAATAGAAGTGAGCAGGTAAATGTCACCTATTAAAGATTATGGGTGTCACATATATCTCCATAGTTCAAGGGATAGAACAATAGTCTTCTAAACTATATATCTGAGTTCGAGTCTCAGTGGAGATACAATGGGTAACTGACCACATTAAAAAGTAGTAAGTATGTGTAATTCTTTTATTAAAGATTGGTAAGACAGGGATTCGAGTCCCCTATGCTCCATAATTAACAAACTAATAATTAAATTATCAAATGAGTACACTTAGAAAATGGACTGAGGATGAAGAGAAAGTAGTCATCAGTAAAATTGAGGAAAATCCTAACAACCTACGAAGAGCATTTAGGGAAGCATCACTTGAAATTGACAGAACTCCTGCTGCTATTGGATATAGATGGCATCAAGGAGGACTAAGAGAGAGAAGTGGTAAGCTCTTTATGACTTATGAAAGAAAGGGAACACTCAATAGTAATAGAAAGAATGTGTCAAGTAATACTTCTGACAATACTATAAGAACAAGAAAAAGTAAGTGGAGAAGAATACTTGATATATTATTTGAATAGGTGGACTATTAGGTATATTCTATAGGAATTGCCTGAAGGATTACTTAAAACATTTACATGAATAACTAAAACAGTAAGGTATGCAAAAGGATTTGGTTTTCTTCAAGAAGGAAGGTGAAGAAGGGGTAGCCTTAACTTCTACAAGTGCTAACCATATTGCTAACTTAGCTAAGGAGTATATTCAAGGTGTGGAGACACAACTGAATAATATACGCTTCTTTAATGCTGAGGTAGCATTGGTAGGTACTTTAGCAGATGCAAACATCATTCAGACAGGGGAATCATCCGAAGTTTTAGATAGCTTACAATCATTGCTTGAGGGAGTAGCACAGGCTAAATCCCTTATAGCTTGGTTGAGAGAAGGCATCAAAGCTAAGGAGAATCTGATGAAGGGCTTGCAGACTATCAGCCTTGAGGATTGGTGTAAGGAGAATGGAATGGTTAAGCCTGAAACTCCTAACTATGGTCATGTATTGACTGAAGTAGAGTATTATGCTTCTCTTCCTATCAAGGAGAGAAACAGATACTATCAGTTAGAGACTGAGGCTGCTGTATTGGGCAAGTATATCCATCCTGATGGACACTTGTCTGATGCAAGAAAGGAGTTGAAAGATAAACTCCAACACCCACATAAGGTAGATGGTAAAGGTAGGGATGCTCTCATCTATACCTATACTCCTACTGTAGATGTAGCAGAGGTAGATAATGTATTCTATGAACTTCAAAAGAAGCACAGAGAAATACAGGCTCAACTGAATGCTATGAAGTACAGCTGTGAGCAGGCTATCAATGAGTCCACTAACAAGGTGAACACAGAGTATATGGCTGCTTCACAAAAGTACCAAGCTGAACTCAAAGATGTATTAGGAGCCTTCAAGACATGGAAGGATGAGAAGTCTCAAGAGTACAGCAAGTTGAAGATTATAGTACCCAACTCCCTGTTGGATATTTATAATACTATCAACTCTTTGGGCAAGTAAGTAAGGACTTGGGATATTAATCCCTAACCTTATTGAATACACATAGCAGGTATCTGTTCTTATTCATAGAATATACATAATTGCTAATGAAAAGTGATATATCTAATGCTCAGCCATTAGATAGTCTGTTATTCCAAAATAACCAACCCTATGAAGTCTGACTGATGGAGGGATATTCTTGTTCTTGGTGGAGTAACAGGTTCTTGCTATTGATATTGGCTTTGTGTTGGTAGATACTTGCTATGTGTAACTTGTCTTTGTATCTTGGTGTAATTGGTAGCACGCCAGAGATAGGAGTAATCCCGTATTGCATCTGGAAGTTAGGTTTGAGTCCTAAGATACACCACATTTATTGTTTCACTTCTAAAAAAAAAGATGGAAAAGAATGAAGAAAAGGTTCTGGAAAGAAATCTGGAACAGAAGCATTTTGAAAGTGCTGTGGAAGCCATTAAAGATGGCAAAGAGAGTGGTAGTTTAACCAATGTTGAACTTGTTGAAAACTTGGTAGAAAGCTACAAAGGCAAAACGGTGCAAGCACCTATTGAGGTGATTGTAACAAGTGCAATATTCCTCAATGTGAGAGAGTTGATGGGTACTATTGAAGCCTTGAAGTATACTCTTCGCATTAAAATGGTAGAGGAGTTGGGAGAAAAAGCAGATAAAGGAGAAGTTACAGTAAAAGATACAATGGCTGCTCTTATGCTTGCTGCAATTATGAAGGAAGAATCTAAAGAGAATTAATAAACATGAGTGAAATCAAGTTAAGTCTGAGTATTGAGCTTCAAGGAAGCATAATGTTCAGCAAGAAGGAGTGCCTTAAAACAACTCAAGAGACTATTACTACAAAGAATGGTAGAAAGAGAACAGTAACAAAAGTAGTTGAGGATTGGGACAAGATGGAGAAGCACACTGTGAGGGTGACTGATGAAAATGGTGCTAATCCAGAGATTATCACTTTCCATACAAGAAAGTGCAAGCCAGCTACACAGTCCCTGAACATAAGCAAAGAGGCTTATGAATACATGATTGACAAGGATTCTTGTCCTTCATGGTCTAAGCCTGGCAAGTGGTCTGCAATGAGTGAAAAGGAAAGACTTGAAGCTCATTTGCAGAGAACAGTAGAACATCTTGGAGGTGTATCATATATCTATCAAGTGTTTGAGGACTAACTGGATATGTTCTCATGGTAAAGGACAAGGGTATTATCAATATCCTTGTCCTTCTTTTTTTTACAACCTGCTGAATAAGCAGGATAAAACTAAGAGACTATGGGATATGTTCCTAAATTTATACATCTTGACCATTTTATTGCCGTAGAATATCCATTTGGTGTTCATTGGAAGCATAGTTATATACAACAGGGTGCAGAAGCAATCTTTAATACATATAAAGAAGATATTGAGGAAGGTACAAGCATTACTTTTGTAGTAAGAGGCACATCAGGAGCTATGATTGCAGGAGCTATGCTTAATGAGTTACATAGCATTAACCCAACTGCTAAGACCTATATCCTGATTGTCAGGAAGGAAGAAGATACAAGTGCTCATTGCTCTTCATTAAGAGGAATTGATGAGGTTGGTACTACAAGGTTTATAGTTGTGGATGACTTCATAGCATCAGGTGAAACCATTGAAGCAATTATACAAGACTTAGATAGACAGCTTGGGGTGAGTTATCACCCATCTAATAAGTATGATATGCTTTGTGTAAGTAACTTTATTGATGCAAAGGCACTAAAGAAAAACTCATGTAATGATTACAGGAAGTGGAAAAGAATTTGTTCAAGATTTGAATATGTAGTATGTTGCCCTAAACCAGAATAGTATGACAGCATTTAGTGTATTACTCCTCATTGTGTTATGTATTTGGATTGTTGTAATGTATAATAAGTATTCTCCTAAGATTGATATAGTCACATCAAGGAATAAATACATTGTGCTATTATGGTATAACAAATGGTATTGGAATGGGGAGTGTAAGAGAACTTACATAAAACTGTTTGAAGTATGATAGAATTTACCCTTAATAGGAATAGGAATGGAAAGAAATCAAGATGGGCTAAGAAGTACCCAAGAAAGAGAATATTAAAGAGAGGCAGTGAGAAAGCTGCTGGATGGTATTTTCATAATTGGTATGATGATTATCACTATTTCCACGGAGATTTGCATAAATTCCTGTTAAAGAATGTAGGCAGACCAGTAGATAAAGTATTTTCTGAGTTCTTGCAAAGATGTAGGAGAGGCACTGAGAAGTATAATCTCAGAGAGTGGTTCTATGATATGTTTGAAGAGAAAGAGAACATAGATTATAGAGGAGGACTCTACTTATCTAATGGTATTATTAACTACAAGAAGAAGAGCAAGAGACCTGAAGGTTCTTGTGTTCCATCACCTTTTATATTGTCACAGTTCAATACTCAGAATCTTCCGAGTAAAAGAGAGTTGTATAGTATATGTAAGAAGGCTGAGGAGACACATGAAAGGCAGCTTCTTGGCACATTCTACATCTCAACTGGTTTATATAAGACAAGGAAGGCTACAGTATATGTAGCTGCAAAGTCAGACTATATGGCATCTTATTTTTATATGGGAATTGCCAAAATAGCAGAAGTAGGTATGGGTGTTGATTTCCGTGTATATAGGGGTCAAAATAGAAAAGAATATATTAACCCAGTCTTTATTACTTACTCTGAATACAAGTGGAGAGACTATAAGTTACCTAACTATGTGTTTCTGACTAAAGAAGAGAAAATCTCTGACTAAGCAATATAAGTTTAACAAAAAAAAGCATGAAAGAAGCAATTTTATTGACTGATGGCTATAAGTTAGACCATAGGAGGTAATACCCTGAAGGTACAGAGTATGTCTACTCTAATTGGACTCCAAGAAGCTGTCATTATTACCCTGAAGCTAAGGAAGGTGCTGTTGTATTTGGGATACAATACTTTATCAAAGAGTATCTGATGAAGCAGTTCCAAGAAGACTTCTTCAATAAGCCCAAGGATGTGGCAGTTGCAGAGTTTAAGAGAAGGGTAGACACATTCTTGGGACCTAATAATGTAGGCACAAAGCATATTGAGGAATTGCATGACCTTGGCTATCTTCCCATTAGAATCAAAGCATTGCCTGAGGGTACATTGTGTCCTATTAGAGTACCTGCATTGATATTCATCAACACTCATCCTGATTTCTTTTGGCTTACCAACTACTTTGAGACTCTTATCTCAACTACCTTGTGGTTGCCTATGACAAGTGCAACTACTGCAAGGTTGTATAAGAAAGAATTGATAAGACATGCAAGGAAGACAGGATTTAAGGATGTAGACCTTAATTTCCTTATACATGACTTCTCTATGAGAGGTATGGCTGGGGTAGAAGCTGCCACTATGTCTGGTATGGGTCATATGACTTCATTCTGTGGTAGTGAGACTATTCCTGCTATTGCTGGTCTTGAAGAGTACTACAATGCAAATGCTGAGAAGGAGCTTATTGCAGCTACAATTCCAGCAACAGAGCATAGTGTCATGTGTGCAGGTGGTAAGGAAGATGAGTTGGAGACATTCAAGAGACTGATTACAGAGGTATATCCTCAGGGATTTGTATCTATTGTATCTGATACATGGGACTTCTGGCAAGTAATGACTAACTATCTACCTAGATTGAAAGATACTATTCTTGCAAGAGATGGTAGAGTAGTTATTAGACCTGATAGTGGAGACCCTGTAGATATTATCTGTGGAGTTAATCCTGCAAATTGTATTGAAGTTGATGGTAAACACTATTACTTCAAGGATTATGGCATGTCTGATTGGGTGGAAGATGTAGTAGTAGATGGTATTAAGACTTACCCAGAGAAATATGAGCAGTATCTAGTTACAGAGGCTCAGTTAAAGGGAGCTTATAAAATCCTTTGGGACATCTTTGGAGGTACTGTAAATGAGAAAGGATATAAAGTCCTTGATGCTCATATTGGTATGATTTATGGTGATTCCATCACTCTTGAAAGACAGAAGGAAATCTACAGAAGACTTGAGGAGAAAGGCTTTGCAGCTACTAATCTTGTATTAGGAGTAGGCTCATTTACTTATCAGTATAAGAGTAGAGATTCTCTTGGCTTTGCTATGAAGGCTACTTGGTGTCAGGTTAATGGAGAAGGGAGAGAAATCTTCAAAGACCCAATGCCAGATTTTGAAGGATACCTAAGAGTGTATCCTGATAAAGGTGCATTGCAGAGATATGGTGGAGACCCTAATAGTGATGTAATATGCAGTAAAGTGAGAGACCCAAAGACAGGACAACTCTCTGGCTTTAAGATTGAGAATCCAGAAGTCATTGAGAAGAATGTCAATTTGCCATTTGTAGTCATTGATGACTTATGTGATGGTGGAGGTACTTTCAAAGGCATTGCACAATTACTTGGCTTCCATTATCCTGATAGGGAGAGAACTATCTATGTAACTCACATGGTCAATCCTAAAGGCATTACTACTCTCAGTGAAAACTATAAGGAAGTCTACTTTACCAATTCATATAAGGATTGGAACAATGAGATATTACCTAACAATGTGAAAGTAATTGAAATAGTATGAAAGCTGAAGTAATAGCAAAGTTTGCTGTATGGTTTGTAATCTTCATTATCCTAATAACCTTAGGACTTGAAATGATTTCAGCACCTAATACCATTGAGAATGTGATAGGATTCTTTATGGTAGTGGCAACATTATATCTATCAGTCAGAACAAAGTGTTTAACAGCAATTAAATTAGAAAGAAAACATGAAAAGTAAATTGATTTTGGGACTTCTGTCCTTGTTTATGGTGTTCTCAATGACATCATGTATGGAGAAGGTAGATGCAGGTTGTGAAGGCATCAAGGTGAATCTGTATGGCAGTGATAAGGGAGTGGATGATGCTTCTTTGGTAACTGGTATTGTATGGTACAATCCTTGGACCACCACAGTATATGAGTATCCTACTTATGTACAGACTATTGACTATGAGCCATTTACAATTAATGCAAAGGATGGTTCAGAGTTCACTGTAGACCCTACTGTATCATTGAAGATTATTGATGGTAAATCACCTGCTGTCTTTAAGAAGTACAGGAAAGAGTTGAATGAGGTAATCAGAGGTACTCTGTATAACTATGTGAAGGATGCCTTTAGAATCCAGCTCAATAAGTTTACTACTGATGATATTGTAAGTAAAAGGGATAGTATTGAGAATGCTATTGAAAGGTACTTAACTCAAGCACTTGCCAAAGAGAACTTTCAGTTGGAGCAGCTAACCTCTGGTCTCAAATATCCTCAGACCATTGTGGAGTCTGTAAATGCCAAGAATAAGGCTATTCAGCAGGCTATGCAGGTAGAGAATGAGGTTAAAGTGGCAGAAGCTCAGGCTAAGAAACTTATTGTAGCTGCTGAGGCAGAGAAGAAAGCCAATGAGTTGAGACAACAGGCTCTTACTCCTAAAATTCTTGAGAAGATGTGGATTGAGAAATGGGATGGTAAATTACCTGTATATGGGCAGGTTCCTACAATCTTTAAGGATATTAGCAAATGATGTGGATTATTGCTATATTAATAATCATCTTGACATTGAGTATCTTGAAAGATACTCATGTTGAGGTGTATTATAGGTATTATGGTCCTGCTAAGTTACAGGAAGAATATGATGTTATAGTTCCATTATGGATAGCACTTATTGTAGTTGTACTGGGTCTACTGCCTGTGACTAACATCATCCTATTTGCTGTTTTCATCATATATTATGCAACCCATGCAGGGTGGGACCCCAATGAGTGTGAAGACTATACTTATGTATTCTCATTGAGAGGAGGCAACATTGTCACAAGAGGACTACTAAAGGTTAAGAATCTATTATGTAAGGGGATATGAAACAGAGAGTATTCAACATACTCATCTCCTTTGCAGTAGGAGTACTTGGAGCAATTCAAGTACATTCCTACTTGAAGGAAGATGAACCACCTGAAATAAAGGTGGTACACATAGTTAATGAGGAGCAACCAGACTTCTTTAGTAAATCACCTCAAGAAGGCTTGATAGAAGCATTGGAATATTATGAGGTTAAACATCCTCAGATAGTCTATGCACAAGCTGTACTTGAAACTGGTCATTTTAAGTCAGACTTATGCCTGAATGGTAATAACCTATTTGGATTGTATAACAGCAAGAAGCATAGGTATTATATATTTGACCATTGGACTGAGAGTGTGGTTGCATATCTTGACTATGTGCAATATAGATACAAGCCTCCGAATGATTACTATAAGTTTTTATCAGACATAGGGTATGCAGAAGACCCTAACTACATTAACAAACTAAAAGGAATTGTAAGTAGAAATGACAAGAGAAGAAGTGAATAACTTGGCTTTATCTAAGATAGATAAGGTTAAGTACTTGATACTTGAGTTGATAACTGGAATGGGTAAGACCAAAGTAGCAATAGACCTCATTAATCATATATGTGATAGGGTATTCAGGAATGATGAAAGTCCTACTACTATACTTATTCTTGTAGCTAAGACTGTGCATAAGCAGACTTGGAAGGATGAGATTGAGAAATGGGGAGGTATCAAGTCTGACTATATTACCATTGAATGCTATGAGTCACTAAAGAATTATGAGAACTCATACTTTGATGTAGTAGTGGCAGATGAGATGCAGCATTTGTCAGAAGCAAGAATTGATGTATTGGAGACTATCCATATCAATGAGTCTTTCATTGGATTGTCTGCCACTATTAAGAGAGACATGAGGGATTATTTCATCTACAACCACAAGGCTGAGGTCATTAAGTGTGGTCTCAAGGAGGCTGTAGAAGATGAAGTATTACCTGAGCCTACAGTATATCTACTGCCTTTGACTTTAGACACTACTAATTATACCTATAAGGTTAAGAAGTTTGGTCGTGATATAATCACCACTCAGAAAGGTTGTTATGACAGTATCTCTTCACTTATAGAGTGGTACAAAAATAAGTACTTTAACTCAAGAAATGAGAGAATAAAGAACTTATGGCTTTCAACAGCAGGCAAAAGGTTGAAATGGTGTGCTGAACAGAAGGAAGCCCTTGTACTATCTCTTCTTGACAAGTTCAGGAATTACAAGACTTTGACTTTCTGTAGTAGTATTGAACAGTCAGAGAGGTTAGGTAAATACAATATCACCTCGAAGAATAAGGCTTCAGTGAAGAACCTTGAGATGTTTAATCTTAACAAGATTAAACATATTACTGCCTGTAACATACTCAATGAAGGTGTGAACTTGACTAATTGTAGGATAGGTATATTCTGTAACTTGAATAGTTCAGAGATTGTAGTCAAACAGCGAGTTGGAAGAATACTCAGGCATGAATCTCCTGTAATCATCATACCCTATTTTAAAGATACTAGAGAAGAGGAACTTGTACAAAAGATGGTAGAGGAGTATTCAGAAGAGTCTATAGTTACTATTAATAATATAAATGAAATAACATTATGAAAACTAGAGTTAGAACAACATCCAAATTTATTGTAAAGCCAGAAAACAAAGTGGTTGTATGTAACATGTCAGTTGATATGCAACTTTTTGATTCTAAGTTATGGAGTCATATAGACCCTGCTTGGTGGGCAACCAAAGCTCCTATGGTAAATAGCTTTGGAGAGTTCATAGTGACAGCTAAGGCAAGATGCAACTCTGATGATACCTTTGATGAGGCTACTGGTAAGAAAATTGCTGAATCAAGAGCTAAATCCAAGGCATTCAAGACTGCTAAGAATGTGTGGGACTGCATTGCAAAAGGCTTTGTAGAAAATGCTAAAATGGCAGAGGTAATGACTAAAAACTGTGCAGTAGTAGAGGAAATTGAAGTTAATCATGGGAAAAAGCTATCAGAATGAATTATGTAATCAATGAAGATATTTGCAAGAAGAAAGGTATGGATTTACCTTCTCTTCTTGCAGTATTACTTGTTAAGACTGGAGTAAATATTACTGAGCTGTTTAATGACTTAGTTAATAGAGAGGTACTGGTAAAAGATATGTTCTCTGAAGGTTTCCTAGTTACTCAAAGGTGGGATAGTATATGCTCTGATATATTACTTAGTGCTGATACATCTGTTCCATCAGATGAACGACTATTACCTTTAGTAGACTCTCTTATGCAAATATTCCCAGCAGGTAAGAAAGAAGGAACTTCTTTGTATTGGAAAGGTAATAGAAAGGATAACAAAGAAAGGCTTCAGAAGTTCTTCAAACTATATGGTAATAAGTACTCTGATGAGCAGATTCTGCAAGCAGCAAGGAAATATGTAGAGTCCTTTAATGGTCAATACACCTATATGAGGGCACTCAAATACTTCATTTGGAAGGATGAAAAGAAGACTGGTAGTGATGGTAAGAAGTACATTGAAGAAGTATCAGACCTTGCTTCTTATATAGAGAATGCTGGTCAAGAAGAGAATTTAAGAAATGATTGGACTTCTACATTGAAATGAGTACACTAAGAGAAAGAGTAATAGAGAATCTGAGTGTCAGAAGACAGAGGATTCTTGATGGACAGTTAAATTGCATTCCTTCTCCATTCAAGAGATTCAGTGGTGATTTTATAGGAATAGAGCAGTCCTGCTACTACACTATAACTTCATTCACTAAGGGGGGAAAGTCACAATTTGCATCATATACCTTTATCTATAAACCTCTCATGTTCTGTTATTATACAAAGGCAGATATAGATATAAAGATATTGTATTTCCCTCTTGAGGAGACCCCAGAGAGAATTATGCAGAGATTTATATCTTGGCTGTTGTTTGATTTCAGTCATGGAGAGATAAGGATAAGTCCAAGAGATTTGAGGAGTACTACTAAGGCTGTGCCACAAGAGATACTTGATATAATTGCATCTGAAGAGATACAAGATATAATCAAATATTTTGAGGAGCATATCATATTCCCTGATGAAGCTTGTAATCCTACTGGTATATATAAGTATTGTGTAAGATATGCAGAAGAACATGGAAAGACTTATTATAAGACTGGTAAATATAAGGATGAGTTTGGGATAATACAGGAGAGGCAGGTATTTGACAGATATGAGCAGGATAATTCTAATGAGTATAGAATAATAATGGTTGATACCATCAATCTCATAGATACTGAGAGAGGAATGACTCTCAAGCAGTCTATGGATAAACTCAGTGAATATTGTGCCAAGTATCTGAGAAATAGGTATCATTATTCTCCTGTAATAATCCAGCAGCAAGCCTTTGACCAAGAGGGTAATGAAGCTTTCAAGATAGGTAGGGTAAGACCTTCAGTAGCTGGATTGGGTGATAGTAAATATACCTCAAGGGATAGTAATGTAGTCCTTGGTCTATTCTCACCATTCAGGTTTGCTCTTAAGGAATATGAGGGCTATGACATATCCAAGTTCAAGGATAATATAAGATTCCTTGAAATGATTGTCAATAGAGATGGTGAGATGGGTGGATTATGTCCTCTTTTCTTTGATGGTGCTGTATGTCAATTTAATGAACTCCCAAGACCTGATGATAATGATGGTATAAAGAAGGTATATGAGTATCTAAAGAAGATAAGGGGTACTAATAGCACATCAAAGTCCTTCTTTAGTTATGGAATAAGAAAATCTGATAAAAGGTTGCATAATACGAAATTGTTTAGTAAGTTTGCAGCCCTTTTCAAGTAAAAGTAACATATAAAACAAAAACAATGGCAAATGCAGTAATCCTTTTAGGAAAAAGTGGAACAGGAAAAAGTTCTAGTATTAAGGGTTTAGACCCTAAAGAAACTGTGATATTAAATGTTTTAGGTAAAAAATTGCCTTTTAAAGGTAGTAGTAGTCTATATAATAAAGAAAATAAGAATCTATTCAGGATAGATGATTATACACAGGCTATTAATATGCTTCAAGGTATAGATAAGAATGCTTCCTATGTTCATAATATCATTATAGATGATGCTATTTATATTATGAGGAAGGAATATTTCAAGAGGGCCAAAGAGACTGGATATGGTAAATATACAGAGTTGGCTATGCACTTTCAACAGATTATTTCTACTATAGAATCTATGAGAGAGGATATTAATGTGTTCTTAATTCTTCATAGTGAGGATGTCCAGAGTGATAAGACTACTGTAGGATATAAGGTTAGTACAATTGGCCAACTGATTGATAATCAATATAATCCTGTAGAGGTTGTACCTATGGTGCTGTATTCATCTATTAAATATGATGATAAAGGCGCAGCTACTTATGGCTTTTATACTCACAGATTCATGGATGGTATGGTAGAAATTCCTGCTAAGTCTCCTGCTGATATGTTTATGGAGGACTTTATTCCTAATGATTTAGGAGTAGTAGTGAAAGCTATGAAGGAATATTATGGATAGGGAAAAGACAATAGAACTTGGTAATCAGGTATATAATATTACCCCATTTAATATAAATAGCCAATTATGAATGTTAGAAGAATTCTTATTGGAAAAAGGTAAGGAAAGAAATAAAATTAATCTATTCATTGGAACAATATCCCAATTTCCAGTACAGATAGTTCTTAATTTCTATTTAGCCGCAATTGAGTATTACATTGCCAAGTATAACGTATTTAAATTAAGTAGTAATAACAGAATTATTTTATTATATTAAGAGAAATAATTATGAATAAGACATTAACAGTAAGACAGTTTGCAGGTGTAAAAAGAATTGCACAGAATGTTAATCCTTTGGTAGTAAAGAAGAATAAGATTGCTGCCAAGATTGATGAACTTAATGCAGAGTATAATGCTCTGACTGAGGAAATTGAAGGACATGAAATGGGTGTCAAGGCTTTGACAGGTGGTCTCACAAGTGAAGACTTGGTTGTCAAGAAGGTAGAAGATACAGGCAAGGTTGATAAGGATGGTAAGCCTGTAAAGGTTACTAAGTATGAACCTAAGGCTGGTGTAGTAGTGTTCAATGAGGAGGCTAATGTATATGAGATTCATGTAGAAGAGCCTACTATTGACAATGTTGCTCCTGAGACAGTAGATGATACTGAGAAGGCACCTGAGACAGAAGTAAAGGCTGGTGAAGAGGCTCCTTTTGACCCTACTAACCCCTTCAATGATGGCACAGAGGTTAGTGACAAACTGCCTTTTGAGGAGTAATTAAGGTGTAAGAAATAGAATCAAGAACAAGAAAAATCATTAGAAAAATGAAAAAGACAAATTTTGCATTTATGGCATTTGCATCAGGCAAGGAATCTACTGAGGACAATGCAGTAAAGAGATATACAGGTGTAGCTCCTGTATTTGTTTTGGCTGTAAATCCTAACAAGGCAGAGTTAGAGAAACTCTATAATACCCAACTTGAAAATGACCCTGAGTATCTGGGTGAAATTGAGGTAGGTGAGGACAAGCACAAGGTACAGAATGTCAGACTTGACTTCATTGTTAAGACTGATGCTGAAAAGTGTGGTGGCATTGAGTTTACTACTAAAGTAGCTTTCTTCATCAGAAAGGAATACAGATACAATAGAGACCAGACTAAAGTACAGGTAATTGATAAGTATGGTAGAACTGCTTGGGTTACTATAGAGCAGGCTAAGGCACATGAAATTCCTGTATATAAGAATGGTCCTGCCAACATTGATAAGGACTATAGACCTGCTTATCATGGTGAAGAAGAGCTTACTAACTTTATTAAGGCATACCTCAACATTCCTAATGTAATGAAATATGTTAACAATACTTGGGTTATGGTAGACAAACCTGAGGATTGTGAAGCAAGACTTGAAAGCATTGCTGAGTATTTCAAGGGTAATTTCAAGGAGCTGAGAGATGTTATTGCATTGCAGCCTAATAACAAGGTTAAGGTATTATTTGGTGTAAGAACCACTGATGATAACAAGCAGTATCAGGCTGTTTATAATCAGATGTTCTTGAAGAACAACATCACTGACTACAGTAAGTTGGATGCAGATTTGCAGGAAAGAAAGGCTGCTGGTGCATATCCTACTACTGAGTTTACTGTGGGTGACTTGAAGGAGTATGATGTAGAACCTACAGACCTCAGTAACTCTGGTGTAGCAGGTGATATGCCTTTCCCTGCTGCTAATGATGCTGCTGGTGGTACACCTTGGGATTTTGGTAAGTAAGTAGTAATTTCTAAAAAAAAAGCAATGGCAATCAGCAAAGGTAAATCTTCTGTGAGCCTTGATGATATTCTAAGTAAAGTGACAGAAGCAGACATTCTGTCATATTACTTAGGAGTCACAGAGGTTCCTTGTATTATAAATAGTCCTCTTAGACAGGATAGGAGACCTTCTTTTGGTCTTTATTCTACTGATGGTAGAAGAATATTTTACACAGATTTATCCACGAGGGATAGAGGAGGTCTGTTTGACCTGCTTGGTCATATGTGGGGTACTGATTATATCAGTACTCTAACAAGGATTAATGAGGACATTTCAAAGTTCTGTGGTGGTGCCAGTATTCATTCATATACTCCCTGTACTGTAAGAAGTACAAATAGCTATAACAAAGATACAGACTTGCAGTGCAAAGTCAGAGATTGGAGAAGTTATGATATTGAATATTGGGCATCCTATGGTATAACTCTGGAATGGCTCAAGTATGCAGAGGTTTATCCCATATCTCATAAGATTGTCATAAAAGATGGTCATAGATATGTGTTTGGAGCTGATAAGTATGCCTATGCTTATGTAGAACACAAGGAAGGTAAAGTTACTCTAAAGGTATATCAGCCTTTCAACAAAGTTGGTTATAAGTGGAGTAATAAGCATGACAATTCTGTAGTAAGCCTATGGACTAAAGTACCTGAATATGGGGAGCAAATATGTATATGCTCTTCATTAAAAGATGCTCTATGTCTATGGGCTAATACAGGTATCCCATCTCTTGCCATTCAAGGTGAGGGATATAGGATGAGTGATACTGCAATTAGTGAACTGAAAAGAAGATATAAACAAGTCTTCATTTGCTTGGATAATGATGAGCCAGGATTAAAAGATGCTCAGAAGTTAGCTGAGGAAACAGGGTTTACTAATGTAGTATTACCACCCTTTAATGAAGGGAAAGATATTTCAGACTTGTATAAGGCTAAGGGCAAAGATGAGTTCTTTAGAATAATCAAGCCTTTATTTAACTCTTCAAGACAAGAGGACAATGATTGGGATGATTTGCCCTTTTGCATAGATTAAAGTTTCAATAAGTCCAATTTATAAAAAAAAGTGAAAACATGGAAGCAAGAAAAATTACAGTCGTACAGACTAAGAATCAGAAAAAGAGTGTTATTATGTCAGCAGCCACGACCCTTGCTGAGTTGAAAAATGACCTGAAAGCTAATGGTATTGACTATAGTGGTATGACCTTCTTTGAGGGTACATCAAAAGTTGAATTGAAGAATGATGCTTCAGTCCTGCCACATGATGTTCCTTACAAGGGTACTATCACAAATGAGTTGGTTTTCATGCTTACTAATACCAATAAGAAGATTAGAAGTGGTGCTGTTGCAATGAGCAGAACTGAGGCATATGGTGCTATCAAATCTATGGGTTTACAGGATGCTTGTGTAAAGAAGTTTGGCAAGAATTTCACTATGTGTAAGACTGCTGACCTTATTGCATTGATACAAAGTAATGGTGGTTCAGAGCCTGATGCTCCTAAGGCTGAGACTGAGAAGGAGGAAAAAGTAGAAGCACCTGTAGACACTCCTGAAGTAAGTGCTCCTGTAGCACCTATAAATAATGGTAGTGAATGTGTTGATACTGTAGCAAGAGCTACTATCAGCAAGTTGGTGGAAATTCTTGAGAATAATGGCACAATTGAAGATTGTGAGAAAGGGGAAGTACTTGATATTCTTGGGGGTGCAGTTGCAGTAAGTGCCACACCTTCTGAGGAATATAAGCCTAAGTCAGCTTCTCCTTACTCTGATGATGAGATTGATGATATGTTTGAAGGAATGGGTGTCAATTAACAAGGGTAAGTAACAGTAGGTAAGGAGGTTAGAAATGCCCCCTTACCTACTTTTTTTTATAGTAATATGAGTGGAGAAACAATTAAATTAATTGAAGAGAGGATAGAAGAGCTATATGACTCCTTGATGGACAGACCACTCCGAGTATTAAGCATATTCAATGATTTCTTTGGAGAGGATAAGGTTGATATGCAAGGATATTGGAGTTTGGACAGATTCAAATCTTGGTTAAAGATAGAATCTTTGGCTACTTATATTCCCGATGGTGGTACTGTAAGCATGAACAGGAATGATTGGAGCATGTATAAAACATTGGCTATTACTGACTTACCCGAAGACCAAGTAGAAAAGGTTGTAAATGTGTTTACAAATGCTACAGTAAAGGGAAGGGTTGGGGATGCCAAGTTTAATGGCATATTCATTCTTGTACATTTTCCTCATGTAAGAGTAACCAATGAATATGACAGATTTGTGGATATTAACCATCTGTGGGCTAAGGTGAAAATAATGTATAATGGTACATTGAATGGTGGATTTACACTTAATAGGTCAGAATATACCATGCTTCACATTAGTAGTGGATATATGCACAGTCATATTAGTAGTATTCCTACAGGTGACTTTACTAAGTTCCAGAGTCCTTGCACAGGTGATGGTCCCATCAATAGTACTATTAGTACCCTCAATAGGGACTATGATGAGGATATGTGGAACATGTTTTGCCTTGAACTAAGTAAGTATGTAACTGTAGAATCTATTGCTGGAAGACCTTATAATTACTTGGAGAGGTTAGGCACTAATAATATGGAAGCAGGTGTAGATAGATTCATTACATATCTGTCTCCTAATTACTATGGAAGTGTCATTACTCCTGATAAATTCAAGGAGTTTGTAAGGTACTTTATTAGCTCTAAGAAACTCAAATTTAACTATGTCAATGGCTCTTATTCTATTGGTATGTCACTCATTGAATTTATTGTACTTATTAGTAATGAGTTTATTAAGTGGTATAATGACCAATTTAATAAGGAGGAATTTACTGCTAATTTTGCAGAATTGAAGAGGGGAGGCATCTTGAAAGAATGTATCATAGATAATGGGAAGATTTACTATGATAAAGGTGTGAACAATGTAAATAACTATGCTCAATATATAGGCAAGAAGGTTTGCATGTTCAAGGGAAGAGAGGTTACTATTGATATTACAGATATTGTTGAGGTAAGGAATGAGAATAAGAGCATAATTCTTAATACTCATACTGCACTATACATATTAGCAATAATACTTAAAGTGTTAAATTATAGATATGGAAGAAGTAAAGCAACCCACGAAGGTAATCAGCTTGGTACAGAAGTTAGGTACTTATAATTATAAGCTGATTATTCCAGCAGAAGTGGAAAGAAAGATAAGATTTGCCTGCCAAAAGGTGTGGAGTACTGAATGGTCAGGTACATTATTCTTTACACATGAAGGCTCATTTGAAGATAATGACCTTGTGATAAGATGTGTGGATATTTACATTATGGATATTGGCACTCAAGCCTATACAGAGTTTGATATGAATCCTGATGTGATAGCCTATATGTGTGAGAATCCTGAGCTACTTGATTGCCAAATGGGTCTTATACATTCCCATAACAATATGAGTACCTTCTTTAGTGGAACAGATACTGCTACTCTAAAGGAGGAAGGTAGGGATAGAAATAACTTTGTATCTCTCATTGTGAATAATGCAGGTACTTATACTGCTGCAATTACAAGGAGGGTTAAGTCAAAGCAGGTCAAAGAGTCTGTGTCTTATGAGTTCTTTGGTGATGGTGAAAAGCAAGATACTAAGGAATATGTAAGTGATGCAGATGAGATTGAATGGTTCTATCTTAAAATAAAGAAAGAAGGTGAGAATTATTCCTTTCCAGACATGGCAGCAAGACTTGAGGAAATCAAGCAAGCTAAAGCAGAAAAGGCAGAAAAAGCCAAGAAAGCTCAGACACCTACATATCAAGGTGGTTATAAGCCTGTTATTGCTAATTCCTATGGTACAAAGGCAGGTCCAGCAAATCTTGTCAAGAAGGAAGCTAATAAGCCTAAGGTAGTTCAGCCAACTCTCTTTGATGATGCAGATGACTTGCCATTTGAAGAGGAATATGACATACCTTATGGTCAAGTATCATTTGATAAGGTTACTCTGAAATCTCTTGTACTTCAATTGATTACAGGTAGTATTATCATTTCTAATGATAGTAAGATTAACATTACTAAATGGGCTAAGTCAATGCCTGCACTGTATGAAAAGAGATTTGGTAAAGGCAAAGTTGGCATGAATAATTTCAAGATATGGGCAGAGACTTATGCAGAGTATCTGACATGGTATATAACAGATGAGAAATTAGAAGAGCTTGACTTTGATGAAACAGAAATTTGTGCTATTTGTGCTCATGATATGATAAAGGAGCTTACAAAACTTCCTGAAAATGATTATATCAAAGGGTATATTGATGCACTCCAAAAGTATTTAATATTATGACAACAAGTGAAATAGAAAATAGAGTAGCAGAATCTGAGAGAGCTTTAGGAGAAGCTATTGAAGAATTTAACTCAATGGAAGACTATGAAGTGATTCTTCAAGATATTAGTGATGATTCATCTTTAACAGAAGAAGAACAGGATATTCTTGACCAAGCTGTAGAAGATGCACATCAGGAAATACCTACAAACTCTGCAACCTTACTGGTAGATGAAGCTACAAGTAGGTTTAGTTCTGCCATTTGGTATGAGAACATTCAGAAGAAGACTGTCATTTTGGCAGGTGTAGGTGGCATTGGTAGTTATGTAGGCTTCTTATTAGCAAGAATGAAGCCAACTGCCATGTTTATTTATGATGATGATATAGTGGAAACTGTCAATATGTCAGGTCAGTTATATGGTCAATCTGATTTAAGTAGACCTAAGGTATCTGCACTGGCTGAGATGATTAGGAACTATGCTGGCTATAGTAGTGTCTTTGCAATAAGTGAAAGATTCACTGATGAATCTGAGGCATCAGACATTATGATTTGTGGCTTTGATAACATGGCAGCAAGAAGACTTTTCTTTAATAAATGGGTAAATCATGTTCAATCCAAACCAGAAGAGGAGAGAAAGGATTGCTTGTTTATTGATGGTAGATTAGCAGCAGAAGAGTTTCAAGTATTGTGTATTAGGGGAGATGATGAGTACAACATCAATAGGTACAATAATGAGTTCCTATTCTCTGATGCAGAAGCTGATGAAACTATCTGCTCCTATAAACAAACTACCTTCTGTGCAAATATGATTGCATCCTATATGGTTAATTTGTTTGTAAATTTCTGTGCTAATCAATGTGAGCCTCTCATTGACAGAGACCTGCCATTCCTTATCACATATAATGCAGAAACAATGTATCTTAAAACTGAAGTATAATGGAATTTAACCCAAGATTTGCATATAATGTAATGGGTGTTTTCTATAGCAGTGAGTCTAACAATCCAGACCAGCTTGAAATGAATCTGTCTCTTGATAGTAACAATGTATTTAGAAGAAGCCTTATCATTGAAGTAAACAATGATGAAGTAGAGATACCTGTGATTGCAAGAGAACACTTTGAAAAGATAGTCTCAGACAATATGGCTTATCCCTCAATTACGGGAGTCAAGAGGATAATATTGTCATTATATGATAATGCACCAAGCCAAGAGAGGAGAACCTTTGATAGTATTATAGCTCAATTATTTACTAATGTAGAATATGGTAAAAGATTGCAGAAGATAACTACCAATAAGGGTGAAGTGTATTATGGTGGTAAAGGTATCATCTTTGATGAGAGCTACACTCCATTACTATTATGTACATTAACTGCAAGAAGTGTACATACTGAGAACAATGGTAATACTATGGTCTATTACAGACCTGTGTGCCATGTCAGTCCCAAAGTATTTTTAGAGTCTGATAAGTTGATTAACAAAGGCATCATCAAGAAATTGATTCCCTATTATACAAGTAGGGACATAAATTTCCCAAGGAGCAATTATAGTTTCAGCAGTAATCCAGAAGACAGGAAAGTAAAGGTCATAGTAGATAATTTCAATAAGTTCTTTATAGAACCTATTAAACCTACCCCATCTACCTGCTCTAATGATACACTAAATGAATGCCTTATTGACAATATTGATGACATAATGATGTTGATATGACATTAGATGAATACTTTGGAGATTGGATGAAAGTAATTGATAGGACAGAGCTTAATAATGTAATGGTTAAGGTTGGGCAAGAATATAGGAGGAAACCATTGTGTCCTGCCCAATCTGATGTATTCAGAGCATTAGAGCTTTGTCCTTTCAATGACTTGAAAGTAGTTATGTTAGGTCAAGACCCCTATCCACAAAAGGGAGTAGCAACTGGAGTATTATTTGGGAATAGAAAGGAAGTTGATGAGGATAATTTATCTCCTTCATTAAATGTTGTTAAAGAAGCAGCAATTAATTTTGAAGTTCCACATTATTGTATTACCTTTGACAACTCTCTTGAGAGTTGGTCTAAACAAGGAATACTAATGATAAACTCTGCACTCACTGTAGAAATGAATAGGATAGGTTCCCATGTAATGTTATGGAGACCATTCATAGCTAAATTGCTAAAGAACTTGTCTGAATATAATACAGCCATAGTATATGTATTGTTTGGCAGACAAGCCCAAACCTTCAAACCTTATATTAATGATAGGTTCAATCATATTATAGAGATTGAACATCCTGCATACTTTGCAAGGAGTGGTACTAAGATGCCACACCAACTATTTGTTGATATAAGTAATAAGGTAAAAGAGATTTATGGTGTGCCTATAAAATGGTACGAAGAATATTAATACTAAACAAAAAAAATGGAAAAGATTTATTTGAAAAATGGCAAGAAAGTACAGATTGGAGATACTTTAACTAAAGTATCTAAGGTAGTAGACTCTTTCTTTGGTGGAGCTGTAGTTCAGCACATTGTGGTAACTGAGGATACTCTTCCCAAGCTCCTTGAGCTTGGCATTGTTACCACCACTAATCCTACAAAGTCTACTGTGGTTGAATCTGAGGTTCCTATGGAGCTGGAGTACTACATTCAGAAGATTGCAGAGAAACTTGGTTGGAAGATTGAGAAGGTCTATAACTATCTCAATAGTGTAGATACTATTCTTCCTGCTGCTGCATTCTCTATGGTACTTAGAGAAGTAGCCATTGAGTTGGACAAGAAATATGAGGACCATATTGAGAAGAGTCCTGAGATTTATGTAATCTCTATGCTTGATGGTAGAATTACCAAGGCTAATAAGGCTCATATCAAGAACTACAGGAACTTTGCAGCATTTAGGTCTGTAAGTGATGCAAAAATTGCCTGTTCTATTGTGAGAGACATACTGAAAGAAATGTTCAAGAATAAGTAACATGTGGAAACCTGTATGCAATTTTCCCAATTATGAAGTCAGTAGTAATGGGGAGGTAAGGTCTACAAATTATAACCATACTGGGGTCTGTAAAATCCTGAAACCTTCAATATCAAGTAATGGCTATTATGGGGTTATTTTGGTTAAAGAAGGTAGGAGATTTTATAGAGCTGTTCATAGGTTAGTGGCTGAAGCATTTCTTCCTAATACTAATAATCTACCTTATATTAATCATAGAGATGAGAATAAATTAAACAACAAAGCTTCAAATCTTGAATGGTGTACTGCTAAGTACAATATAAGGTATGGCTCTTGTATAGATAGAAGAGCTAATAAGCAGAAAGTAACAAGAGGAAACCCTATCATATCAATAGATAATAATGGGAATGAAGTCAAATACATCTCTGCTAAAGAGGCAAGTAGGATTACTGGCATAAATCAAGGCTCAATATCTAAATGCTGCAAGGGTGAAAGGAGAATTGCAGGAGGTTTTAGATGGAGATATGAACAAGAAAATCAGGAATGCCACACAGAGTAGTTCTAAGGGTATAACATTTAAATCCCAGTTGGAGAAGAGCATATACAATACTCTTCTTCAACAAGGGTTTGAGCCTCAATATGAGCCAACCACCTTTACTTTATGGGAGGGTTTTGAGCCTATTACCCCATATTATGATAAGGAGACTGACAAGCAGAAAATCAAAAGATTATCAGACGGGACAAATACTTGTCCCTCAAAGATACTAATTCAGAAAACAGGTAAAATTGTTGGTATCAGATATACACCAGACTTCTATTTCAAATATAATGACCTCAATGTTTATATTGAAGCCAAAGGAATAGAAAATGATGTATTCTATATCAAGAAAAAGATGTTTATAAAATATCTTGATAACCTGTACATTGAAAAAGGTGAAAAGTCTATCTATTTTGAGGTATATACCAAGAAACAACTTTTGCAGGCAATAGAAATTATCAAGAGTTATGGACAATAGAGAACCAATAGACAGAATAAAGGCTCTGATTCCCTCATTACCTGAAGGGGATGCAAAGCTTGCACATAAGTTCTTGAATAGTAGGGACTTTGAGTCTCTCCAACTCTTAGTTGATTCATCTCTTGTTAGAGTAAAGAAAGGTCTCAGTAAGAAAAATCCTAAAGAGGAGTATTTGAAAGCAGACCTTGGAGAAATGAGGAAATTGAAGTCAGAAATAGATACTTACTGTGAGGCTCTTGAGTTGCCAGAGCAGGAGGATGAATATGAAGATTTCAGTAGTGAGGAATGCAATCAAGATTATTACTAATGGAGAGAAAATCTTTAAGAAGTATATCTTGGGATGTGTCTGAAGAAACATATAGGGCAGACCCAGCATTAAGCTATTCAACCCTTGCAAGATATGAGAGGGAGGGATTCAATAACTTGGATAAATTATTTGACAGGTTAGAGACACCTTCTCTTACTTTTGGGAGTGCAGTGGACTCCTTAATCACAGGTGGTCAAGAAGAGTTTAATGAAAGGTTTATGGTTGCTGAGTTTCCTTCTACTCCAGACTCTATTACAAAGATGGTAAAATCTTTGTTCAGTCAGTATGGAGATTCTTATAGGAGTCTTATTACAATTCCTGATGATGCAATCATTAAGGAGACTGAATATCAGAGTTATCAAATGAACTGGAAGCCTGAGACAAGGGCTAAAGTTATCAAGGAGAAAGGAGCTGACTACTATAACCTGTTATTTATAGCAGGCAGTAAGACTATACTTGATACTCAGACCTATCAAGATGTGTGCAGTGCAGTAAGAGCATTGAAAGAGAGTAAATCCACTCAATTCTACTTTGCAGAGGATAATCCATTTGAACCAGATATTGAGAGATTCTATCAGTTGAAGTTCAAGGGAGAGTTCAATGGTGTAAAGTATAGAAATATGGCTGATTTGATTGTAGTCAATCATAAAGAGAAATGGGTACTTCCTGTAGATTTAAAGACTAGTTCTCATACAGAATGGGATTTCTATAAGTCATTTGTAGATTGGAGATATGATATTCAGGCTAGACTATATTGGGCTATTATAAGGCAGAATATGGATAAGGATGAGTACTTCAAAAACTTCAAGCTGCTTGACTATGATTTTATTGTAGTCAATAGGAGAATCCTTGTCCCATTGGTGTGGGCTTGTCCATTTACACAGGCAGTAGGTACATTGAAGTTTGGAAAGAATGACCAAATAGAAATGAGAAGTCCTTTTGTGATAGGAGAAGAGCTTTCTTCTTATCTCACTTCCAGACCAAGAGTTCCTGTGGGTATTAATGAAACTGGTCCTAATGATTTAAGAGAATGGTTAAATACATTGTAATATGCAAGTAGTAAAAAGAAATGGCAGTATAGAGGAATTTAATGTTGATAAGATTATAAGTGCTGTAGAGAAAGCCTTTAAGTCTTGCAACAAGAAAATGCCTCAATATCTGTATGATATGATAGGTGCCTTGTTTGGTACTTTGGAAGGAGATACTATAGGTATTGAAGAGGTACAGAATAAGGTTGAGGATGTTCTTATGAATGACAAACACTTTGATGTAGCAAGGAGTTATATCATTTATAGAGAGCAGCATAAGCAGGCAAGATTCATTAGAGAAAGAATTGACTATATGGATGAGTATAGTCAGTCTAATGAGAATGCAGCCACTTCATCAGAAACAGATGCTAATGCAAATGTAACTATGAAGAATGTTGCCAACCTTGAGGGTGAAGTATATAAGACTACTAATAGGGTTATTCAGAGGCAAAGGATGAAAGACAAGCTGAATGAAATGTACCCTGAAGTAGCTAAGAAGTATGAAGAGGATTTGAACTCTCATATCATTTATACACATGATGAAGCAACTACTCCTGTCTTGAAGCAGTATTGTATGGCTGTGAGTCTATATCCTCTTATGATGGAAGGAGTAGGTAATATTGATGGTATCACTCCAACACCTCCTAATGACCTGCAATCATTCAGTGGTCAAGTAACCAATCTTATATTCTTGCTATCTTCTCAGTGTAAGGGTGCAGTGGCAGTAGGTGAATATTTTATTGCTCTCAACTATTACATTGTGCAGGAATTTGGTCCTAATTGGTATGAAAAGTTGGATGTAGTAACTACTACAGACCATTGCAGTAAGCAGAGGACTGTAAGAGATGCCATATATAAAGCATTCAAACAGTTTATCTATGGTGTAAATCAGCCTGCTGGTAATAGGTCATATCAAAGTCCATTTACTAATGTATCTTATTATGACCATACTTACTTTGACTCACTATTTGGAGAGTTCTATTATCCTGATGGTACTAAGCCTCAATGGGAAGCAGTAGACTGTCTACAAAGGCTGTTTATGAAATTCTTCAATAAGTTAAGAACCAAGCAAATCCTGACTTTTCCTGTGGAAACTATGGCTATGGTGTATGACCCTAAGACCAATGATATTATAGATAAGGACTATAAGGACTTCACTGCTGAAATGTATGCAGAAGGACATTCATTTTTTACCTATATATCAGATAGTGCTGATAGTCTTGCATCATGTTGTAGATTAAGGAATGAGCTTGCAGAGAATACCTTTAATCCTACATCAGGTCTTACTGGTGTTATGACTGGTTCATGCAATGTTATTACTCTTAATATCAATAGGATTGTTCAGGATTGTGATAAGGCTTATGGATTGAAGAGGAATGGGGGATGGAAAGAAAATACTTCATTTCTTAGGGATTACTTAGTAGATATTCTCCAAAGAGTCTACAAGTATCATATTGCCTTCAAGACAATGTTGTATGACCTTGAAGATAAAGGCATGTTTGCTGCTTCAAATGGTGGATATATTCATATTAGCAAATTGTACAGTACTATAGGTATCAATGGCTTGAATGAGGCTGCAAGATTCTTAGGTATGACTGTTGGCAACAACAAGGAGTATATTGAGTTCCTGCAACTGGTTCTTGGTACTATCAAAGAGCAGAATAAGATACATTCCATCCATGATGCCAATAGACCATTCTTATTCAATTCTGAGGTAGTTCCTGCTGAAGGGTTAGGAGGAAAGAATTATAATTGGGATAAGGAAGATGGATATTGGGTTCCAGAGGATGAGAACCTGTACAATTCATACTTCTATGATGCACATGATGACACCTCAGTACTTGATAAGTTTATACTTCATGGAAGGCAGACTTACCAATATACTGATGGAGGCAGTGCAGCTCATATCAATCTTGAAGACCATTTGAGTAAGGAACAGTATCTCAAACTGATAGACTTTGCAATAGCTAATGGAACCAACTACTTCACATTTAATATTCCTAATAGTAAGTGTGATGATTGTGGCTACATTACTAAGCATCCTATCACTGAATGTCCAAAGTGTCATAGTAAGAATATCACTCAATATACAAGGGTGATTGGCTATCTCAGACCTATCAAATCATTTGGTAAAGATAGGCAGATTGAGGCAAGTCACAGAACTTATAGTGATGGAAGGAGTGAGATATGCTAAAGTATGTGGATGCAAAAGTAGTCTTTGCTGAAGTGCCAGATGAAGTAACTCTTGCTATCAACATATCTAATTGTCCATGTCAATGTAAGGGCTGTCATAGCTCTTACTTGGCACAGGATATTGGTACTGAACTAACTTTCAATGAAGTGAGGAAACTTATCAAGAAGAATAGTGGAATTAGCTGTATAGCTCTCATGGGAGGTGATGCAGAGCCAGATAAAGTAAATACTTTGGCTTCTTTTATTACCAACCATTATAATTCCATAAAGACAGCTTGGTATAGTGGAAGGCAAGAGTTAAGTGATAGCATTGACCTATTCAACTTTGATTATATAAAACTTGGACCCTATAAGGAAGAGTTTGGTCCACTTAACAGTAGGACTACCAATCAAAGATTTTACAAGGTCAGTGGTAGAGAGTTGGTAGACATAACAAGTAAATTTTGGAAACATGAAACTGAAAATTAAAGTAAAAGTTTTAACAGAAGGCTGTATGCCAGAGATTAATCCCAAGGGAGATTGGATTGATTTGAGAAGTGCTGTGGATATGGAAATCCCAGCACCTCAATCAGGTACTCTTAAAAAGACAACTATTAATGGAGAAGAAGTAAGTCATAGGGATGTAGAAATTCCTGTTTACTATATTCCATTAGGAGTAGCAATCAAACTTCCTGAAGGATTTGAAGCACCTATTGACTCAAGAAGTAGTGGACCTAAGAAGATGAACATATTTATTCCTAATGGTCAGGGTATTGTAGATAACTCATACTCAGGTAACAAGGATGAATGGAATTATATCTGTTCTCCTATGAAAGCTACTTCTATCAAGAAGGGTGGTAGAATCTGTCAGTTCAGAATCCAACTTAGTCAGAAAGCTACTATGTGGCAGAAGATTAAATGGTTACTTAGTTCTGGAGTAGAGCTTGTACAGGTTGATGATTTGGGTGATAATAATAGAGGTGGATTAGGTTCTACTGGTATTAAGTAGTAATAAATATGAAAACATGAAACATGATATTTGAAGTTATAATAATTCTAGTTATTGTAGTTATTGCAGCCATTATTATTAATGGTGTGCAAGACTATGATAGGAAGAAAGTTGAAATGTCCTTTAAGGAGTCTATGAATCTGACAGACCTTCCTGTAGTAACTTTCTATAATGGAAGTACCAAATTGAACTTTCTGTTAGATACAGGAGCAAATATGTGTATTATAAATAGTAGGATTATAGACTCTCTAAACTATAAGAAGCTTGATGAAAAAGGTTCTGTCTTTGGAATGGAAGGTAATTCTGTAGATATAGACTATATCTCTATGGACTTTACCTATAATAACAAGTCTTATAGTTCCTCTTTTCAAGTAGTTGATATGCAAGAAGCTTTTGACAGAATCAAACAGGCATCTGGAGTTATTGTTCATGGTATTCTTGGTAGCAAATTCTTTGAAGAGTATAAATATGTATTGGATTTTAAAGAACTTATAGCATATACTAAGTAATGGAAAAGATTATCAAGTTACATTCAAGAGGTGGTATTGAAAACTATCTCAAAATGATGAAGAAATCTGATGGGGAAGAGTAAAAGACTTACCTATTAAAGACTAGTATGCCTACTCTTAGAATAGGATATGTTGATGACAAGCATAAGTTTATTGACCCATCTGGTGGACCAATGATAGTAGAAGGTTCATTACTTGAAGAAGCTAATGCAAAGGTTAAATCAATTGACTTTGTTACTGGCTTTGGTCATACTATAACATTTGAGTGATATGATATATTTTGTTACTGGACAGAAAGAGTTATTTAATAGTTCTATCTGCAGCACTATAAGTGTACAAAAATCTTTAGATATAATATCTAAATGGAATTTTATTCAGTTTGATACTGAAACTAAGTGTAAAGACTGTCATATAGGGCAACTATTATTAGCTCAATTTGGTAACATTGATAAATCTATACAGATAGTAGTAGATTGTACAACCATTGATATTAGACTTTATAAAGATGTTCTTGAAGGTAAGTACATTATAGGTCAGAATTTAAAGTTTGATTTACAATGGTTGTACAACTATGATATTAAACCTAGAAAAGTATATGATACTATGATAGTGGAACAAGTGCTTTATTTAGGTTATCCTCCAGAATATAAAGACCTTATACATGGTATATCTTATAGTCTTCAAAGTATAGCAAAACGAAGATGTAATATATTTATAGATAAAACTATTAGAGGTCAGATACAATGGAGAGGTATAGATGATAGTGTTATTAAATATGCTGCTAGTGATGTGGTTCATTTATATGATATAATGGTTAGTCAATTGAAAGATTGTCAAATAAAAGAATGTACACTTGCAGCTAAATTAGAATGTGATTTTGTTCCTGTAATAGCATACATGGAATGGTGTGGTATTCATCTTGAAGAGTCTAAGTGGAGAGCTAAGATGGTTAATGATAAGAAGAATCTAGATAAAGCTATTGAAGATTTAAATAGATACGTCTGTAATCATCCAAATCTAAAAGAGTTTACACATATAGATACTCAAGGTGATTTATTTAGTGGATTTAATACTGAACCTGTATGTACTATTAATTGGGCATCTTCAAAACAAGTTATTCCTCTATTAAAGAAATTAGGTTTTGATACCACTGTAGAGGATAAAAAAAGTGGAGAAGATAAAGATAGTGCAATGGAAAAAGTACTAAAGAAACAAAAAGGAATAGATGATGAGTTTCTTAAACTTTATTTAGGTAAAGGGGAAGAAGGTGATGATGATTATTATCCCGGTTATAATGGTTCAGCTAAAGTAGTAACCTCTTTTGGACAAAATCATCTTAATGCTATTAATCCTAATACTGGTAGAATACATACTAATTATAAACAATTAGGTGCAGATACTGGTAGAATGTCTTGTGGTAGTAAAGAAAATAATGATGATTTAGCTAGATTAAAAGGTTTACCTGTTAATCCTTCTTCTAAACAAAAGAAAGAAGGCAAAGCATGTCCTTATCCTAATATGCAGCAATTACCTAGTGATGAAGTAACTAGAGCTTGTTTTACAGCTATGAAAGGTAATAAGTGGTGTAGTTGTGACTATAGTGCTATTGAATCAAGACTAGGTGCGGATATATATAATGAGAAATCTATGATTGATGAATTTCTTTATGGTAGTGGAGATATACACTCTCTATGTGCCTATATGGTGTATAAGGATATTATTCCTAGAGATACACCTATAAAGGATATAAAGAAGTTATTCCCACATCAAAGGAAGGAAGTTAAAAGTATAGAATTTTCTCAGCAGTTTGGAGGTACTGAATATGCTATTCAAAATGCTATGGGATGTACTCTAGAAAAAGCTATTGAGTTTAGAGATGCTTATGCTAATGGTTTTCCCGGTATTGCAGAATATAAAGAAAAAGCATCAAAGATAGTAAGAACTAAAGGCTATATCCTATTATGTTCTGCTACTGGTCATAAGACATATTGGGAAGGTTTTAATAGGTGGAATGAGAGACAGAAGTCTTATACTAGAGAATTTTGGGAAGATTATAAAGTAAACCATAAGCCTTATAAGGACGAAGTTTATCAAGAAGTAAGAGAACATTTCCAAGAAGTATCAAAGTTTGATAGAAAGTCACTTAATTCTCCTACTCAGGGTACAGGTGCTATTATTCTTAAAGATAGTCAAATAGATATATTTAATTGGGTAGTAGATAATGGATATTTTGGTAAGTGTCTATTAGCTAATCTTACTCATGATGAATGTAATTGGGAATATCCTGAGGAACTTGTTGAATTTCCTAATATTGTAAGTAAAACTATGGAAGCATCTGCTGCTAAGTATTGTAAATCAGTACCTATTCCAGCAGAAGCTACTGTAGGTGATTATTGGATACATTGATTATGGGAAAATTGTTTATAATTATTGGAGCAATTATCCTATGTGTATTATTCTACTTTGCTAGTAAGAAAGCAATAGAAGAATCAGAGAAGAATATTTATGTCTATCCTGAAACAGGTAATCAGTATAAGGTAATCTATAGGTGTAAAATGAAATTACCTATAGAGAGAACTTGGATTGATGCTATGATATACATAGGATTAAAGGATGGCAATTTTTATGTCAGAGAAAGAAAAGATTTCTTTGATAAGTTTGTTAAACTAAATGATTGGAAGAATGGAATCAAAGGTAAATGAGGAATATTTGAGAATACTTACTCAACTTGAGAATGTAAGAACTCATTGTAATTTAGGTGCTTATGCAGGTAATATGAATGAAGCTATGTTGGCTATAAGAAACTTAGGTACTAGACCTGTGTTGTCTGATAGTGTAGAACAGTTTATGTCTATTACTCATAACATGGCTAAGACTTATGCTGCTAAGAACCATGACTATGGTAATAGCTTTGAGCAATCTCTTGATAAGTTTGGTCTTGTAGCTTCTGTGGTTAGATTGGGAGATAAGATGAATAGAATTGAATCTCTCACTAAGAAAGAAGCTCAGGTTAAAGATGAGTCTATTAAAGATACTCTTCTTGACATGGCAAACTATGCTATAATGACTGTAATGTGGATGGATAAAAATCAGAATGTATGACATTTATAGTACACTTTAAAGATGGTCACAGAGAAACATATACCAATAGGTATGATGAATCTGATGAGCATGAAAGAGATGCTGCATGGGATGATGTCAATATGACTTTTTCCAGATGCTGAATACATAGAGGAGTTTTTGAGTATGATAGTTAAAGTTACTGATGACCCTAAAGAAGCTATGCACTTTTTATTCATCTAATTCTGCTATAGTAGCAAAGAGTTGGGTTGGACAATTAGGGTTTGACTATAAAAATGTGGAGATATGATAATAGCAGTGGATTTTGATGGGACTTGTGTTACACATAAGTTTCCTAAAGTAGGTAAAGATATAGGAGCAGTTCCTGTCTTGAAGAAGTTAATAGAGAAAGGTCATAAGATTATTCTTTACACTATGAGAAGTCATCCTGATAAGAATAATCAGGGTAAAACTCTTAGTGGAGAGATTGTATCTAATGATACTTTACAGGATGCTATTGACTGGTTCAAAGAGAATGGAATACCTTTATGGGGAATAAATGAGAATCCTAAACAAAAGGAGTGGACATCATCTCCTAAGATATATGCTAATATCTATATAGATGATACAGCACTTGGAACACCATTAAAATATGGTGGAGATGGTGCATTATCCAGACCTTATGTAGATTGGAACAGAATGAGTGCTTTATTAAAGATTAAAGGAGTTTTATAATATGCCAAAGATAATTTTATGCCGAGGTATTCAAGGTAGTGGTAAGACTACATGGGCTAAACAATGGGTACTTGAAGACCCTGAACATAGAGTAAGATTCAATAATGATGACATCAGAAATATGTTGGGCAAGTATTGGGTTCCCAGTAGAGAACTATTAGTGCGTGCTTTGAAAATACAATTTATTGTAACATCTATAAAGATGGGTTATGATATTGTCATTGATAATATGAATCTTAATCCCAAAGAGATAGAGTTCTATAAACCATATATAGAAGCACACAATCAAACAGTAGAGGAGTTAAGAAAGGAGAATATATTAAATCCCCAAGATGATTTCAAGTATGAATTGGAATTTAAGAATTTCTTCATACCTCTTCAGGACTGTATAGAGAGGGACTCAAAGAGACCTAATCCTATAGGAGAAGAGGTCATAAGGAAGACTTATGAGAAGTATAAAGACATTCTGAAAGTATAGTATGAGACAATATACATCAAGAGAGTTCATAAAGATAGTAGAGTTCAATGGTTTCTATTATGATAGACATAATGGAGACCATGCTATCTATGTGAATGATAGGAGAAAACATATCAGCATACCTAAGAATCTTGAATGTGTAATTGCTCGAAGACTGATTAAAGAGAATAACTTGATAACAGACATTAAAAGGAAAAAAAAATAATGGACAATTATAATTATCCTATGGGTGCAGATACTAAAGATGCACCTTGGAATCAGGTTGATAATCCTGAAAGGGAAATTGAGGTCACAGTAAGTGTCACCCTTAGTAAAACTGTAAAGGTTAGGGTATCTGACTATGAGATTACTGACTCTGGAAAGGATGAAGATGGTGAATATTTTGAGGATATAGACTACTCAAATTGTGATCTTAAAGGTGCAGTTGAAGAGCAGATTGTATTGCCTCAAAAGGCTTGCAATGAGTTAAGATATGCAGCACATTTATCGAAAGATAATAAATCTATAAAAGCTATTAAGGACTTATGCGATTGGAATGTAGATGATTTTGAGGTTATAAAAGAGTAATTATGGAGAAATTGGTTGTATTGGACTATTCTAATAGCAGTGTAAGTGTTTATGAGAATCCTAAAGATATTGAGAATACTGAAACATTATTAAGGGAATATGACCATAATATTGATGAGTGTAGCTTTATGTTCTGTGAAAGTGTTACTATAAATTTAAAATAATGAGACTAATTAAACCTTATTTTGAGATTTGGAACCAACCTTCTAGTCTTGAAGGAGTATATAAACAGATTGAGAGAGTAGGTAGAGTATGTTATAAGTCTGAAGATAAGATAACAGAAGATTCTGCCAAGTCTTTTGTGGATAGGATGATTAAGTCTGGTCATGGTGCTATGTTGGAGCATGGTACTGTGTATTTGGATATACCTAATTCAGCAGGAGACTATAATTTAGTCCCTTTCTTTGCTTCAAATCTTTATTCCAGAGTAGTTACAAGACCTTTGGGTGATAGAATACATAACTATATTACTACTAATTTCAGAGTAATGATAGAGAACTTTGTTGAGGGGTATATACCAGATATACTTCAATATTTATGTGAACCTACAGAGTTCCATGCAAAGAGAATTACTGTTCACTTTGTATGTGATAGAGGTGTATCACATGAATTTGTAAGACATAGAGTAATGTCTTTTGCTCAAGAAAGTACAAGGTATTGTAACTATTCTAAGGATAAGTTTAACAATGAGCTTACATTTATTCAACCCTGTTGGTTAGATGATGAGAGACTGAAACTATATGGGTCTTATCATACTGTTATAAGGGATAAATCCCCTGAGAGTATCTTCATTGCCAGTCTGAATAATGCTGAAAAGGATTATATTGACTTGATTGACTTAGGTTGGAAACCACAAGAAGCTAGAGCTGTATTACCTAACTCCTTAAAGACAGAATTGATTGTAACTGGATTTGTATCTGATTGGAAGAAATTCTTTAGACTCAGAAGTAGGATTGCTGAAACTGGAAAACCTCATCCACAAGCTCAAGAGCTTGCAGACCCACTTATGGATGAGTTTGTCAAAAGAGGTATAATGGAAACACTTCTTTAAGTGTAAATACTTTATTAAAGTGTGCCCATAATTCAAATATTTTTAGTATCTTTGCTGAAAATATTGAATTATGGGTAATTTTATAGTGTATAAGCATACTTCTCCAAGTGGTAAATGTTATGTAGGAATAACAAGTCAAGCTCCAGAATACAGATGGGGTAATAATGGCTATAAGTACTTAGAGGTTCATAAGAATGGTAAACTCAAACATCCTTATTTTGCTCAAGCTATATTAAAGTATGGTTGGGATAACATAAAGCATGAGTTATTGCATAAGGGACTATCTAAAGAAGAAGCCTGTAAGTTAGAACAAGAGTATATAACAGAGTATAAATCCCAAGGTCTGTCTTATAACATTACTGGTGGAGGAGAAGGTATGTGGGGATTTCAATTCTCTGAGGAGCAGAGAGAAAAACTCAAGGAAAGTCATAGAGGTAAGAAGCAAACTCCTGAGACTGTGGCTAAGAGAGTAGCAAAGAATACTGGAAAGAAAAGAACAAATGAGCAGAGGGCTAAAACCAGTAAACCTGTTGGTCAGTTTGATTTAGAAGGTAATCTTATAGCAACTTACTTTGGAGTAAGAGAAGCAACAAGATGCACTGGTATAAATGGCTCCCATATAGGAGATTGCTGTAATCATAAGCCCAATAGAAAAACTGCTGGAGGGTTTAAGTGGGAATGGCAATAGAGCAAGAGGTATTACAGGTGCTCCACATCCTCAGGCTAAGGAATTAGCAGAACCTCTGATGGAGGAATTTATTGCAAGAAAGTATATTAATAACTAAAAAAAGTATGGCTTTTGGTGCGAAGAAATCAGTTGTAGCTACACCTTCTTTCAGTGAAAGAATGGCAAGCATTAAGTCTATGTTTAAGACTGCACATGAGAATGCAAGTAATCTCCATGCAGAAATGGAGTCAGAGATTGCAAAGAAGGAATTATTCCTTAGATAGAATAGACTCTTCTAAAGGGTATATTAAGGGTAATGTTTGGGTAATATCTTTAAGAGCTAACAGAATTAAGAATGATTCTACTCCCCAAGAGCTTAGACTAATAGCTGATAAAGTTGAAGAGAGATTATCTCAACTGAATAATTCCCATAAGGAGGAGTAAGTCAATCACTTATTCCTCCTTAACTTTTTCCCATAATACATTGTATATTACAATTAAATTACTTACCTTTGCATAAAAATTAATATTAATTTATATGAGTACAAAATGTTATAATCCTATTAAGGGAATTGATGATGTAATTGCTAGTAAAATTCAGGGTTGGAATGAGTATAGAGTAGCTACATTAAGAGGAATGTATGATGAATCACACTCATCTCCACTTGATACATCAGACCTTGATAGGGCTGTACAGGACTTGATTTCATATAGAAGAGACTTAGGAAAAATGAATGCAGAGTCTATCAAGACTACTAGTTCTAATTTATCTGAGTCTTATCAGAAGTTGAAGGAGTCTTTTAGTGCTGAAGAGAGATTTAATAGAATCAATATGATTGCTACTATGTTCTCTGATAGACTTGATGCCCTGCAAGCAGCTAATCCTTCTCTAAGTAGGAAAGTTATATGTAATGGATTTACTTCAAATGGTAAGCTAGTTGCAGGACAATTCTCAGTATTTGAAGGTGTTTATAATGACTTACTTGAATACTATTCAGAGGCTGTTGAAGAAGGTGATATAGAGTCTGCTAATAGCTATAAGAAGGTTCTTGAAAACTGGGGAGCACTAGTCTCTCATGCTAGAATGAGATTGAGAGATACAGAGGAACTCAGACTTGGTGACAAGATAGAGTATGCAGATGATACAAATCCAGATAACTACAATGATAATAAGTTGTCTGAATTATATGATGCTTCAGAATCTAAAAGAGAAGCATGGCAAGAAACCTCTGATATGCACTCTGCATTTGGTTCTGTAGGAAAACAAGTAAGAAAACTTCTAGGTCTTATTCAAAGAGTTGAAAATGGTGAAGAAGTATATGATGACTTAGGTTTCCCTATAATGCTTGACCCTGTTAAAGCTCATCAGTCTTTGATTGAGATATTAAGAGGAGTAACATCTGAAAGTCAGATGATTGGCTTACTTAGAAATGCTGCTGATAGTCAAACTTGGTTACAGCCTGTTGTAGATGCACTTGTAGATAATGACCAGCTTAGAACACAGTTCTATGTAGATTTTAAGAAGAACTTTCAGCCTTATTCTATCCTTCTTGAAGAGGTAAAGAATGGGCTAAGAACTTTCAAGACTCTTATGCTGAATAGAATAAATAATAGTCTTTCTGGTCAGTACCTTACTAACATTACCTTAGGTAAACAAGTTAATCCTAGTACCTCTGTATTTAACAAAGATGGTAACATTAATTGGAAGAACTTGCAGAGTCTGAGAGAATTGGTTAAGGAATATTTCCCAAGTAAGACTGTAAGTATTGCTCCTAAGTTCTATAACAATAAAGAAACTTCTTGGCAAGAAAAGAAGAGAGTTCTTATTAAGATTACTGAGGCTCTGGGTATAGACATTGATGGTGGAACATTAGATAAGATTATGTCTAATGGTAGAGACCTTCATAAGTTTACTGATGCTATTAGTGAGTTGGTAGAGTTTGGTACTGACAAGATTCTTAATAAGAAGGAGCTTGAATCACTTGATAAAGGTGAGTACTCTTTGTCTAATAGGTCTTTCAAAGACTTTATAAGATTTTCTCCAGCAGGCTCTACAGCAAAGCAGGGAGTTATAAGAGAGAAGATTGACAAGATGTTATCTATTGTAACTAAGAACAGAGAGGGTCTTAGACTTGAGTCTAGAGTAAGACATAAAGATAAGAATGGTAACAATGTTACTTTGTTCAGTAATGTTATTCCTTCATATCTTGGAGACAAGATGGACAGAATTGCCAGCTTTGTGTCTAACAATGACAAACAAGGTCTTAGAAGAATGATTGAAAATGAGTTCTTGGATTCATCTTTCTTCATGGACAATGGAACTATTCTTAATAGATGGATTAAAGACCTTTATGAGAGTGGTTTAGATGATAAGGACTTTGCTGCTAACTTTGGATTTAAGAGATTCTTAGGAACTTCTGATAATAGCTTTGAGAACTTTACTAGTAAGCAACATGCTATTGACATGATGGCAGAATATTTCTCTGAAAGACAGCTAAGTGCTAATAGTCAATATGCTTATTATCCTGTATTTATCTTAGGAGATAGTGGAGTATCTAAGTTTATTAAAGCTAAAAGATATTCTGCTCAGGAGATACTTGATGGTCTGTATGATGTATATAGACAAGAGAGAAGAAGAATGGCTCTCACATCAGCAGCTAATACTAAGTTAAAAGAAGGTGGGTATTCACTTATTGAAAACTTCTCAAGTAAAGAGAATGAATATACAGCTCTTCCTTTCCTTAATAAGGATTACAAATCTCCTGATGGTACTGTAGGTAAGTATGCAGATATGATAGGAGAGAACCCTTCAAAGCAAGAAGTTGTAAAGGCTATTCAAGCTTATATGGAGGAAGCTGTAAGTAGTTTTAAAACAAGCCTTAATAACTTAGGTCTTCTTGAAACTAAAGAAGTATATAATCCTAAGACAAACAAAAAGGAGGTACAATATGTATATTTCAGTCAAGAAGTAAATGGTAATAAGTCTATAGATGAGGTAATAGCAGACTACTATTGGAATACAAAGTTTGCTACTATACAGCAGCTTCAATTGTTCACTATTGACCCGGCATTCTATAAGGGAACTAAAGACTTACAGAAGAGATATAAGGAAATACATGCCCCAGGCAGTGTATTAAGCCTTGAAGCTAGAGACATTGATGGCAATCTTTATAGTGAGGATGGAATAGAAAGATGTGTTTATTTTGATGACATTAATTTAAATGCAGAAGTGTCTAATCCTGAATTCATGAAAGCTATTGAAGCTAAGTTCGGCAAGAACTCTCCAGTATATAAAGCTTATACTAAGAATACTCTTACTGATGGTCAGGGATATAGAACCCTTGAAAGCTACAGAAAAGTAATGGGTATGGCTGGTAAGTGGACACAGGAAATGGAAAATGTGTATAATACTATTAAACAGCTCAGAGCTGAATATGGTAAAGATGCTCAGATTCCTTCTGACAAACTTACTGAAATTGCTAATATGTCTGTAGTATTTCAACCTATTAAACCTTATATGTACACTATAGAAAACTTGGCAGTAAATAGTACTGATAAGTTAAAATTTCCAGTTCAGCATAAGTATGCTGAAGCAGTACTTATCCCAGAGTTATTACCTGCTGGTAGTAAGTTAAGAGATATGGCTTACTGGATGGAATCTAAGGGTGTAGATTTGGTAGGTTCTACTAAGATTGTTAAGGTTGGTGGATTTGGTTCTACTGATATATCTAAAGCTTCTAATGCTCAAGAGTTAAGTGATGCACTTGACAAGGCTTATATTCATCAATTAAGTTATGGTGATTATAGAATTCAGACTAATGTACCTGAGCATATTAATAGCTCTCAGTTATTTGGTACTCAGGTAAGAAAGCTTATTATGGCTAACATTAAAATGGATGACTATCACTATGAGAATTATGTTGGTGGAAGTAAAGTAAATCTTGGAGGTAAATATGGTGATGTAAGATTGAATGGTAGAAACTTGGTTTCATTCTATAACTCTCTTATTGTAGCTAATATACTTGAATCCTATGATTTATTTGCTAATGAAGTGTCTGATATAAAGAAGTTAAGTGATAAACTTCTTCAGACTACTATCAATAATAGCAGAGAATCTATGGATAATATGTTAGCATATTCTTTGACAGGAGATAACAAGTTCTTGGTACCTTTGTTTGAAGGGGCATTAGAACATGATTCTTCTGCAATGCTATTCAGTATATTCAAGAAGAGAGTTAATAAGCAGTCTATTAAAGGAGGTAGTGCTGTTCAGGTATCTGCAATGGGTATTAAGGGATATGAAGAGTCAGGTGATTTACACTATGTTGTAGACCCTAATAATCCTAATAACATCTTATATGCAGAGTGTGAAATTCCTTGGGATATTAGTTATACTGATATTAATGGTAAGGAAGTAGCATTGGAGTTCAGTGATTACTGTAATGAAGATGGTACTCTCAAGACTGATAAGGATGGTAACACATTACTTGAAAAGAAATTCCCTAATGCTTTAAGTATTCTTGCTTATAGAATTCCTACTGAAAGAGATTACTCTATGATTAATCTTAGAGTGAAAAGATTCAGTCAGAAAACAGCAGGAGGTACTATCAAAGTTCCAGCACAGGGTACTACTATTGCAGGATTTGACTTTGATATTGATAAGCTGTACTTCATGAGAAATGAGTATAGACAGAGAGAATTAACATCTTCTGAAGTAGCTGAAATATGGAAGGAATTCTATGAAACATATCCCAACATAAAAGATGTCTTGAAGGAAGCTAGAGAAGAAGATATTGAATCTCTTAACAGACTTTACAAGTATTGGGATAAAGCAGGATTGCCTTACAGTTATAAAGAAGCTTTTGCACAGTTTATTGCTGATAGAGGTTATATCTCTTTTGAGAGTTATGACTTCAGTAAGTCTCCACTTGATAATACTAGAGCTGCTAGAAATAACATGCTTATAAAGTTAATTCAAGAAAGACTTATGGACTATGAAACCTTTGAGCAGAGATATACTCCGGGTGGATTTGCTAATGCTTCTAAGGCTGCCAGAACTTTAAGAGAGTTGTTATTTGGTAATCTTGAAGGTATTGTAAGTAAAGGAACTGTAGACTTCAATGCTATAGCTGAAAGAGCTAAAGATAGTAAGTCAGACCCAGAACCTAACTATGACCCTTCAGACCCAATGACTATCATTACTTATAATCAGCAGAATCAAGTAGCTGGAAAGTTGATTGGTATATTTGCTAATCAGAATACTAATCATGCTTTCTCTTCTTTAATGAGTGAGTTTACTTTGAAGGACCCTATCAGATTTGCTGGTCATAGTTATAATGATTTGTTACATGCTCCTAAAGGTGTTAATGTTGATTTGAATGTTGCAGAGTTCTTGGCAGCATCTGTAGATGCTGTAAAAGACCCTGTATTGAATTTCTTGAACTTGAATACTATAACTGCTGATGCTGGTGCTGTATTAGCTAGAATAGGTTATACAACCCAAGAAATTGGTTTGTTATTTAACCAACCTATAATTAAAGAGATATGTGAGTATAGCTTTAATAATGGTGTTACTGCTGATATGGCAATGAGAGAAGTAGTTAAGAACTATATGGGAGATGATACAGAAAGTCCTAAAGCTAACCCTGATGAAGACTTCTCTATCAACAAACTTGCATTGAATATTGTCAATGATAGAGTTATGAGAGAGCAAGGTAAGAATGCTATGGATAATCAGTCATTCAAGGCTGACCAATTGAAAGTAGCAGAATTATTCTCTCAGATTCAGACAGTAGCAGGTGATATTTCCCAGTTTGTTACTTCATCTAAGTTTACAGCCTCTAATGCAGTTGGTTCTACTTTTGGTGATTTATATTCTCAACAGATGAAAATCAAGAATTATATTGATAAGTTTGTTGTTAAAAATGGTAAGAATGCTTTGTCTGTAAATATGAAAGTTACAGATATTATAGATTCTCCTATAACCAATAATACCAACTTGCAGGGAAGTAATCAGGAATATCTTGAAAGTCTTATTGAGAATCCTTTGGCTTATGAACAGGCTATGTATGATATGAACAGGAGAGCTGCTATGTTACTTAACAGTTACTATCCATATAATACTCCTTCATATAGTGGAGCTAGAAATAGATTAGCAGAACTTACTAAGAGTAATTTCTTAGATGCTGATACAATCAATAGCATCCATAGTGATATGCTTGTTTATATGCTTTCTCAGCAAGAGGATGGTTTATTTAATGGTGAGATGCCTACTAAAGATGGTATTCCAGCCAGAGAATATTACACTAGACACTTTGCTAAAGAAGTATTCAATACTCTTGAAAGTAATCCTGATTTGAAGTCTCTCCCTTTATTCCAGTATATGCAGTTTGTTACCAATGAAAAGACTGGTGACATAAGTATGAATGTGCAGGGAATAGGTGGACTTGCTCCTTATCAGAAAGATGAGTTGAAAGAAAGTTGGGCAGAGTTGCTTAAAACAGAACCTGACTTAGCTAGAGACTTATTCATGTATAACTTCTATAAACTAGGATTTACATTTAGTCCTTTAGCTTTTATGAATCTTGCTCCTACTGAATTGAAGCTTGCTATCAAAGTAGGAAGAAAGTGGGATTCTAGTGCTAATGATGGAAATGGCGCATGGGTTGAAAGAAGTTATATAGACTTTCTTAATGAGGTCAAAGAAGGTACTGTCACTGCTAATAGTGAGAAGTTTGCTAAACAGTATATATTGAATCATCTTGATAATAGAAGACTGGTATTTACAGCAAAAGGAAGCAATCTTAAATATCTTAAAACATTAGTTTATAAGAATGGTGAGGCTGTTTCTAACTTTACTCTAGATGTCAATAAGCTTGGTGATGATGCTAAGAACTATACTATTAAGGATAGTACATTGCCAAAGAACTGTGTAGCATTCAGACCATGTATAGTAGTAGATGGTATAACCTATATGTGTGAGAGTACTAATGATAAGTTCAATGTAAGCTATGATGGGTCTATAACCTATTATAAGGTATCTCAGTTAGGTACTACCAATAAATCTCTTCAGTATATATCTGATTCAGAGTCTAGATTAACAGACTCTGAACAGTATAACAATAATACAGAAGGTAATAGCTCACAAGAGTTCATTCCAGAAGATACTCCTACTTCTTTCAACAGAGAAGAAGCTATTAATCAGATAATTGATTATGGTATTAAGAATGGGGAATTTATGGCTGAGCAGGTAGAGTCTATAAAAGAGTATCTTAATAGTCAATCAGATACAGACTTATCTGATACTGTTAATGCAATAAAGAGTGAAATTCAAAGTAATGGTTTAATTGATAATACAGGAGAAAAAGTTTGTTAATATGGCAGATAAATGTTCAATTTATGCTCATTGCACAAACTCTAAAGGTGAAGTAGTAGAAAGCAGGTTATTCAAAGACCTGCTTCACTACACTTCTAATAATAGGGAACTTGCAAAGGAGTATTATGGTATAGGAACCAATCCTCAGTTTCTTGAGAAGATACAAGGAAGTGCCAAGTTTGATGAGAATGGTGAAATTACTTTTCAATCATTGAGAAGTCTTGCTAAGCTTAATGTAGACAAAGATACATTGATTAATACCTTGAATAAGGATATAAACTCTGGTATCTATGACTATGAAGAGGCAGTAAACAGGCTACAATCTTTTAATAGAAACAGCCAGTTTAATAATGAATTTATGGCTACTATTACATCTACAAAAGATGGTAGATATAATTTATCTGTAGTTGAGAAAAATCCTTCCAATGAATTAGCTCTTAATCAGGAAATCTCTAATAGAACTCTTCAAGACAGGATTAAATACTATCTCAATGAAGCTGGAGTCAGTGTAAAATTCATTGAAAATGATGAAAAGATAAATGGAAGGTATAGCACTAAGAATGCTAAAAGAACTGCTGATGGATTGTATCAATTAATACAGGTAGCTAATGGTAAAGAAGTTACTGGAGTATTAGCTGAAGAAGCAGGACACTTTGCTGTAGGAGCTTTAGGTAATTCTCCTTTAGTAGAAAGACTTATGAACTTATTAACTCCTGAAGTGCAGAAGCAGATAGTAGGAGATGAATATGATAGTAAGTACTTAGGAGAATCTTCTAAAAGAGAAATAGCTGGTACTTTAGTAGGACAAGCCATTGCAGGAAGTATTGATAAGAGAACACCTTGGATAGTTATTGCTAATAGGATAGCCAATATTGCTAAAAGAATATTCTATAGTATAAAAGGAGATAATATTGCTAATGCAGCATTAGAAGCTGATAGGATTGCAGATATGATAGCCAAAGGCTTTATGTCTCCTAACTTTACAGGAAGTGTCGAAGAAGCTCTTAAAACCAGAGAGACTCTTTATAATGCTCCAACATCTTTCAATGTCAGAGTATTCAAGCAGGCTGTAAATAGACTGAAACTACAGACCTCTGAAATGAAAGCTATAAGTAACTCTTTATTTGACAAATTCAATAATATAGTTGGTCAAGTAGAGAGTGGAAGAAATCTTAATGTACCTTCAGCTTTTGCTGATGCAATAGCACTTGAAGGAATAACAGAAGCTATAGCATTGATGAGTGATTTAATGGTAGCTGAAATACCTGATACATTAGCATCAGTTGATTTTGATAATGTCACTGACTTTAACTCTAATATGCCAGCTAATGCTAAAGCATTAAGAGTTGTTAGAACCTTTGCTAGAAATGCTCTTGCATTAATAGGCCTTATAAACTCTTCTACATCCAATATATCAGGAGCTGATAGATTATTTGGTGATACCAAGAATGTTATAATAACAGACTCTATGGGTAATAGAGTATCTTATAATTTATTGGATATTACAGATAAACTTAATAAGTTACTTACTGGTAGAAATGGTCTTATTAATGAGTTAAAGAATAAAGAAAGTCAGTTCTTCCTTAAATTCCTTGAGAGTGCTAATTATGGTAACAAATATATTACCAGAGCAGCAAGAGTAATATTCAATTGGAAGAATAGAGGTAATAACAAACTGATAGAATTCAGAAATACAGAAGATGTACCTATATCAGATTTGATGAATGACTTAGAGAGTGATATAACTCTGTTTGAGAGATTCCTTGCTTCCATGTCTAATAACTCAGATGTCATAGGTCAGTTGGCAGATAAAACTGTGAAACTAGCTAACAAGTGGGCAGATGATATGTCTAATCAAGCTCAGGACCAGTTAAGAGTATTGCAATCCAAATTGAAAAATATTGGACTATCAAATACTGATATATTCATTGAGAGAAGTAATAGAGACGGCACAATAACAGGGAATATAATATCACCTTATTGCTGGGGTGATTATGAAAATGATTGGCTAGAGTTTAAGAAACAGAGTATTGAAGAGTTCAATCAAATGTATCCAAATCTTGATGGAAAGTCTGATTTTGAGAAAGCTCTATTATGGGATAACTTCTTTAAACCTAGAGCTAAAATATGGCATAAAGGTGATGGAGTAAATCCTGCACACAGTCAATGGGACAATCAACAGCAAATGTATATTCCAAGCTCTGATTATGAGAGTGAACAATATAATAGGGATATAAGACCTTATCCTGAAAGAGTTCAATGGTTGAATGAATATATGGAACTCAAAGCTGACTTGGATAGAAGACTTCCTGAAGGAAGTATGCCTTTACATAGAATGCCTCAGTTTAAAGGAACATTTTCAAATAAGATTAGAAATAGAAGATTATTTGAGAATTCAAGTAAGGCTACAATACATACTGTAATGACTGAGATAAGAGATACATTCTGTGAAGATAGTGAAGATACTGATTTTGGAAGTCAGCAAACCTATAATACTATAGATGAGGATATGTTCCAAAATCAATTGGCATTTGAAAAAGAAAAGATTAACAGAGTTCCTTTATATGGAGTCAATAAACTGAAGGACCCTTCAGAGCTGTCTACTGATTTATTCTATTCTACATTTGCTTATGCAGGTATGGCGAATTCCTATGCAGCTATGAGTCAAGTGGTTGATACTCTGGAAGTTGGAAAGGAAGTACTTAATAGAAGAACTGTAGAGGGTATTAACTCTGAAGAAAGTAGATTAAAGGATAAATCAAAAGCTTATAACAGGTATTTGAAATTCCTTGATAAACAGGTCTATGGTATTGGAGTTCCTAAGATTAAGATAGGTGATAAGATAGTACTTAGTAAATTATTTGGATTCTTGACAGGCTTTGCAAGTAAATATTTCTTAGGAGGTAATATTGCAGGTGGTATAGTCAATGTTGGAACTGGTTCTATAGAAATATTTAAGGAAGCTTTCTCTGGAGAATTCTTTGACATTAAAGATTGGACTAAAGCCCATAAATCATATTATGCAAGTTTTATGCAGAATTGGTGGGGATATGGAAAAGAATTTAAAGAGGATAAAGTATCCTTAATGATTAGGCATTTTAATATGCTAAGTGAAAGTAGAACCAAGCAAAGAGGTTGGCATACAAGAGACTCAAGAGTGCTGAATATGTTTAGTGAGAGTTTGTTCCTTCCTTATAAAGTAGGTGAGCACTATATGTCTTCTATGTCTTATTTAGCTTTGGCTAATAAAACTAAATTATATGATTCTAATGGTAATAGAATATCATTGTTTAATGCTTATAAGGTAGTAGATATAGAGGATGAAAATGGAAATACAGACCCTAAATATGGAAAGACTCTTAAACTAGAGGGCACTTTCTTTAAGAGTAGAGAGAGTATTGATGAATACAACAAAATCCAATCTATAATAAATCAGATAGATAATGTCCTTAATAACCCTTCTCCTTTTGGTTCTGTATTGAATTTAAGTCAGGAAGAGTTAGATTATGTAAATTCTAAGGGATATAATCTAGCTGACATGGCAGATGTTAAAACAAAGTTACTTGAAGACTCTTATAAACTAACTTGGACTGTAGATGATGAATCAGCTTTCATGGATAAAGCCAGAGAAATAAATAATAGATTACATGGTATCTATAATAATCAGGATAAAGTAGCTTTCCAACAGAATATGTTTGGTAATATGCTATTAGCCATGAGGGGTTATGCTCTAGGTATGCTTGAAAGAAGATATGGTGCAAGTAAATATAGCACTATACTTGAAGGTGAGACTGAAGGTTCTATGAGAAGTTTAGCTAAGGTTATTGCATCTACTTTCACTGATAGAGGTGGATTTGGTTTGACTATGAGAGCCATATTATTACCAGTTAGTAAGAAGACAAAACAAGCTATGCTTAATGCTGGTTTCTCTGCTAATCAATACTACAATATGAGAAGGAATATGGGTGATGCTATGTTTATTCTTGCTTTGACTCTATTGAAGATGATGACTGTAAAAGGTGGTGGAGATGATGATGACAAAGATAAGGAAGATGAAGTTGATACTACTTCAGGTATAGCATATTATTTCTCTTCCAGACTTTTAAGAGAGCAAGAAGCTCTTACTACTATTAGAGGTATGTCTGAGGAAGTTCCTAACTTAATCAATATGACTCCTGTAGGTGTAAGTGCCTTGTTTGATATATCTAATCTAGTATATCAGTTTGGTGGTAGCCTTGTTGCCAATAAGGATGATAGTGAGTTTTATTATCAATCCAAGAAGGAAGGCATATATGAAAAAGGTGATGCTAAATGGGAAGTTAAATTCTGGAGAAGGTTTCCTTATCTTAGAAGTAACTATGTATGGGAGCATCCTTATGAAGCAGCTAAATCTTATGAGTATGGTAGAAAAGTCGGAAACTAATAAAACAATAAAGGCTAGAGAGGTTGTCCTCCCTAGCCTTATTTTTTTTTACCTTTAGAATGGAACTCTAACACCTTTACAATTAAGTTCATGCTCCATTTCTTCATCAGAAAGTTGGTTCCATTGTTCCTCAGTGTACCCCATAGACTCTAATACTTCAATAGTTCTTTCATTCCATAATGATACTCCATCTTCAGTTCTGAAGCCTTCCCAAACTCCCCAAGTTAGTCTTGAAGGTACTAACCTTGTAGGTTTAGGATTTACCTTAGTACCTGATTTCTTCTTTCTTCTATCCCTAACCTTTCCTATGTTTAATCCTGTATTTAAATCAACAGTAGGTTCATTATTATCAGCTACTGTAACTTCTTCAACTTTAACTTCTTTAGTCTCAGTAGGAGTAATAGTTTCAGTACTAGTCTGATTTACAGAAGCATCTTTTTCTTCAATCATCTTCTCTATTTCAGATATTTGAGCTTTTTCAATATCAGTTAATTTCTCATATTGTATGTTAGGCTCTTTATATCCTAATTCTTTAGGTCTGAATAATTGAGGTTTAGCATTTCTATATTCCTCATCATTAATAGCTAACTGATTACCTTCAACTACAGTATATTCATTAGTGCTATTCTTCCAACCTTTAGGTTCAGGATACTCAACTTTTATAGGAATGATACTTAGACTCTTTATATTAATACCATAAGTATTCTCCAAGAACTTCTTATATAAAGATAACTGTCTTGCATACTTATCTTCCTTATGCTGGTCTATAGCACTTCTTACAGTCTTCATATCATAGATATAGAAGTTACCTTCTTGGTCATAAGCTAATAAGTCAAGTGTTCCAGCAACATCTATAGTATGTACTTTTCCTTCAGAATCTGTAACATTTAATGTTCCAGTAACTGTAACATCTCTAGGTATCACTGTTATACCATTAGCATCAAAAGCATTTTTAAGACTTTGAAGTTCCTGTGCAAAGTGTTTCCATTGAGCACTAGTAGCATTAGGGTAATCATAGAAGAAATCACTTATTAATTTACCATCCTCATGGAACTCTCCAGCAAAGAAATCTCTTACAAATTCATCCACACTAGTTCCTATATTTGTAGATGGTAATATCCAAGGACTATTAGGGTCAAATCTATCACCAGCCTCAGCATCTGCTTGAATTATTGAAGTTACTCTTGAATACTTCTTTCCTGTCTTAGTGTTAATATATCCACTTCCATCAGGAGCCAGTTGTATCAATTTAGAGTCCTCTGTAATTCTATCAGCTATAACTCTTGCTGCTTCTAACTTAACATTAGTCTTTTCTTCTACTTTTCCTTCAAGTATAGTACCTGTCTCACTATCTATTATAGCTTTATCAGACTGTACTTGGTCAGTAGCTGTTACAGTAGGAGTATTAACAGGAGTAGAAGGAGTAGCATTATTAGGATTAGTTACTTCTACTGGTTTTATAGTCTCACCTGTAGAAGTAAAAGGAGACCTAACTTCTATTCCCTTAACTTTGTACTCTATACCCTCATTACTCATTTCCAATATACCATCATCAAAGGCATTAGCTAGATTTCCCATTACTGACTCTAAGCTATTACCACTCTTTGGATATTCTACCTGCCATTTGATAAAGTCAAAATTACCAATCTTTCTAGTCTCAGTTCCATCCATTATAAGATTTCTAAAGAACTCAAACTTAGTTTGTGGAGACATTGTTCCATTAGTTATTCTACCAACTGGTATAGTAGTATTACCATCTGAAATACTTATAGAGAACATTCTTCTTCCATCTCCTAATATTTCTTCAGTAGGTGCTATTACATATTTCCAATTCTGATTAGGCAGGATAAGATGATTATTCATCTTTCTAGTCAAAGTATTAGATAGTTCATTTAATCTATCAGCAAACTCCCCAGTAGGAACTAACTGACCATCTACTCTATCCAATGTGATTTCAGAGTTATCAGGGAAACTAGAAGACATCTCATCTAACACAGTTCCAGCTTTAATCAGTCTACTATTAGAATTTAATAAGTCATTTACATTACCCTCATTAAATAATTCTACTATAGACTTATTAGAGTTTCTATCAAGAGTAGTAGATATAGGTCTTATGAATACTCTAAAATCCTTTACACTATCTTTTAAATTAGGTACATTTACATATAAGTACTTGTTACTTTCAGAGAATCCTAGTCTATCAAGAAATGCTTTTCTCATTCTAGCATATATAGGATTCTTATATCTGTCTCTCTTTTGAACACTTCTTAATGAAGCTTTATCTTCACTACTTAAAGTATTAAAAGCTAAGTTCTGAGCATTGTTATTAGGCTTACCTACTGGTACTCTTTCAGGAGCTTTAGCAACTATAGATGATAAAGTTGAAGTAAGTATATTACCATTCTTATCTCTAATTAGTTTTCCTGACTCCTGATTTCCTACTAACTCTCTTATTCTTCCTACATTTCCAACTCCTTTATAGTTACTAGTATTAGTAGAAGGGAATGTTCCTATAGGCTGGTATTTCTTATTATCTATAAGTAATGTACCATTCTCATCTTCCACTACTGCTATTACAGGTATATCCAGATTAGTATAGTTTGCATTATTAGATTCCATATTAGCTTTTACTTCCTGAGCTAATACATTATCTGTAATGAAATATACTCTAGTAGCATCCTTACCTGTCTTTAGTTTTCCACTTCTAAGGAATGTCTCTATATTATTTCTATCCCAATATTTAACTATAGGACTGTCTGGATAATTCTCTCTCAGCCACTGTATATCTGAAGAGTCCATTAAAGAAGACATTGAGTTATTATCAAATATACTCCTATTAGTATCCTGAGCTTTTTGTCTTGCTCTATCAAATAATGAAGGCTTCTCTTCTTTTGCTGTCCTCTCTTTATCCTCCTTTTCTTTTCTTTTTTCTTCTTGAGCCTGACTTGTAATCTTAGATGCAGCCTGTCTTAATAAAGCAGAAGCTTGCATAGTATCCTCATCATTTTCATCTGCTGAGGCATCTAGCTGATTAGCTCTTTGTACTAGTGCTTCACTTAGTTCTTCTGTGTTCTCAAATTCATTCTTACTAAAGCTGTTTAAAGCATTCTTAGCTATAGCCTTAGCATTACTTGAGTAATTATCAGAAGCATTATTTATAATTCTAGCTCCTAATTCAGCACTCTTAGCTACTTCCTCATTACTATTTTCTCTAAACTCATTTATTGAATTATCAGAATCTTGTCTGGAAGGAGTTTCAAAAGACTCAGGTTTCTTTTCTTCTTCACTCTTAACTTCATTATTTACAGGAGTTGCTGATGGCTGTTCTTCCATAGTTTTCTTTGCAGATTCATTAGCTTCCTCTAATGTAGTAGCTGCTGTACCAAATATACCCGGCATAGGATTTACAGGTTTAGGAGGAGCAGATTGTTCTGCTGTAGTACTTTGTACTTCTACTGGCTTAGAGTTATTAGCTTTCTCCTCTTCATCTCTCTTATAATTCTGCATTACATTCTTATAAGTTTGAATAGCTTCTCCCACACTAGTAAATACTACTTGAGTCTCATTAGAAGAACTAGAGTTGATATCTTCTACATATCTTTGGAACAGTGAATTACCATCATTGTCTACTTGAGATAATGAATTGATTACAGCATTCTCATCATTTAAATTAACTCCATTATTACTTAAATATTGTAGAGATAATGCAAACATATCTGCATCATTAGCATCTATGTTCTTAAAGGCATCATCATTTACTACCTGATTGAATAGCCCCTCTAAAGTCTTTCTATCATTCTTATATCTCTCATAATTAGAATTGTTTGATTTAGATAAAGCATTTATTATAAGTCTCTGTTCTCTAGGAGAACCATTATCCATAAGCTTGTCCATCTCTAAGGCAAAATCCCTGTAGTCAGTTATTTTGTCTATAGACTCATATTTCTTTTTAGTAAGTACATCAGATGCAGCTTGCTTAGCTCTTTGTACATACATATTAAAGCTATTAGGGTCTCTCAATATTTCATTATATTGAGTTAAGAATGACTGCTTAGCTAACTCCATTCTTCCTGCATCCTGTATCTTATCATAGAAGTTTATATCCTTAGATGTTCCTCTATCTATAAGATTGTTTATAATATCTCTCTGTTCTTCTGAATAATTAGAAAGATTCTCCTTGTTCAGCATTACAGCCCTGTCTATAGCAGGCAAAGACATTATCTCAGACTCATTCAATATAGTAGATTCTTCCTCTATATTATCAATATTCTTTAATGTATCAAGAACCTTATCAATAGACTTTAGTTTAGCTTTCTTTTCCTTTAGAATCTTTTTCTCAGATTCTATGAGGTTTCCCTTTCTATTATTCAGATTCTCAATATCTTTCTTGATACTTTGTGAGGAATTAGATAATTCTTCCTTAACTTTCTTAGCTTTCTCTAATGACCCATATCTACTTATAACATCTCTCATTTCAGGAGACATGTTACTCATAGGCTTAGAGCTATCAGTAATAAGAGAAGGTATATTACTTAGTTCAGACTCAATCTTTTCACTTCTACTATCCCAATCCTGTAAAGACATCTGACCAAATATAAGAGCTTGCTTTGTGTCTTCATCAACATTGCCTAATGTTCTATCTATCTTATCAGACTCCTGCTGTATGGTATTAGTAGTATTAAGTAGTTTATTGGCATTACTCTTTAACTGGTTAAGTACTTCTGTATCACTAACATTACTATCTTGAGTATTGATGTTGTCCCTCATAGATTTAATATAGCTGTTAGCCTGTTCTGTACCTTCTTCAAGGTTAGCTACAGTAATAAGTTCATTCATAAATGAATCATAATACTGAGTTCCCCTCATCTTATCTAACATGAATACATCATTGATATTCTTACCTAACAAGCTGTTTCTATATCCAAACTCATCATTACTCTTAGCATCACTCTCCATTTGCTTTGCCCAGTTATATGTACCTACTATACCATCAAACTTAGCTTTGTTACTAGGGTCTCTTAACCAAGTTTCTAAGGTCTTAGCATCATCATATAATTGTCTTTTTGTCTCAGCATTCTCTCTTATAGCATTAGTGATACCACTTCTCCAAGGCATTAATCTGGTTATATGACCTAATCTGCTTTCTCCTTCTCTTCTAGACAAGTCAATCTCAGTGTGATATTTACCATCACTTCCTTTTACTCTTTTAGTATAATCTCTACCTCTGAATACAGGAGTTCCCATAGCTGAAGATATAGCACCATAAATACCTGATTTAATGGTTTCATTATCTATCATAGACTCACCCATAGACAGTAGTGCTGCTATAAAATCTCCAGCCATATAATCACCTACTTCAGCAGAGCCATCACCATTATACTTATTCTCTATGAACTGATGTATATTATGTGCTGCACCCCCACTCATTGTAGCATTAGAAACACTCTGAAGATATTCTTCTGTAAATTCACCAAGTGGCTCCTTTGCTATATTCCAAGTTTGCTTCCAAGCTCCATACTTAGGAGTTACAGTAGTATTAGCCCCTGAACCTGTTATATCAAACTTTCCTTTAGGAGTTGCCCAATTAAATAGTCTTGACTTTTGTAGAGTTCCTTGTACATTAGAAGATTGTAATCCAGCTTTTAATGTCTGATTTATCACTCCATTAATAGCTGAGTTTACCAAGAAGTTATTTACCCCAGCTTTACTAGCAGCAAATTCAGCCTGTTCTAGGGCTTCTTTATACTTAGATGAATATTCATCCCAAGCTTGCTTATATAAATCATCTAAAATCTTCTTTGACTCTTTATTAGGGTTAAAAGAAGAAGTCATCCTTCCTGTTTCTCTATTCCTAGTGAGTTTTGACTTATTGTAGGCTTCCTGCATTCTTTTATTATACTCAGCCTCATACAGTTCCTTAAATCTTCTATCTACATATTTAGATTGAGCTTCTGCTATTTTTTTCTTGGAGTCCTCTAGAACTTCTAGTTTAGTATTAAGCCCTTCAATAACACCCTCAGTAGTTCCAGCAAGACCAGGGATAACAAACTTATTAGTAAAGTTTTCAGCCTTTTGAATAGCATTGAGAGTGTTTCTAGCCTGCATTAACTTCTGAGTAGTACTACCTGTCTTACCTAACATTGTAGCTCCCTTTAAGCCCTTAAATGCCCATCCAGCTAACTTGGTCTCTCCATATCCAGCTAGCATAGATGCTAGAGTAAATCCTCCTGACTGCATGGCTACAGGTATAGTATTTACATTGAATATTTGGTCAAATAAGCTATCTGAACCACTTTGTTGTCCTTGAGTCTGCATTACCTCCAACTCAGATAATCCACTCTTTTTAGCTTCATCCAAGTTAATTATTGTTCCGTATTGGGTAACATCATTACCAAATCTGGTAATATCATTATCCATTACAGAATTCATAAAATTCTCAAACCCATTCAGACCTTTTACATCCTTATAATTGCCAGCAACATAGTCATAAGCACCTTTGAGCATACCATAAGTTCCTATAAGTGCCCCTGCTGCTGATGCTCCCATTCCTGCAAAACCATTCCATGCCTTTTCAAACAAGCTTTGGTTCTTTGATGCTGTATCCTGCATTTTACCTTGCAGCCATATATTAGCACTTTCTTCTCCATAAGCACCTCTCTTGGCATTATATTCAGTAGCAATATTTTGCCAGTCATTATTTGTAAAGGGAAGATAATCAGTGTTTTTATACTTTCTATAATATGGTGATACACTCTCAGCAACAGTTCTTATATCTTTTACAGCATGGTCCCTATCATAGGCATTTTTAGCATAATCACTACTATACTTCCTCATAGCATTATCATAGGCTATTGACTTAGCCTTGAAAGCCTCTTGCTCTTGAGGAGACAGTTCATATCTTATAGGCTCTCTGACTCTAGTTGCATCTGACTTTACAGTAAATAAATCATTATTGGCACTATATCTTTTTGCACTTCTCCTAACTGCTTCAATAGAATCAGTATAGCTTTTATTATAAAAGGTATCCCTCTCTTCAGGAGACATCTGTTTAAGGGCAGAGTAATCTTCTCTGTCCTTAAACTTTGCCTTAAACATTTCATTTCTATACATTCTTTCTATTTCATCAGAAGATTTTCCTGAAAGATATGCACTATATTTCTTTTCCCAATTGGCTCTATCCTGAGCTGTCAATCCTTTTAATCCTTCTAAAGCCATATTATTAATTTATAAATCTCCAAACCCTATAGGTTCTTGAGATGTATTTAATTTACTTTGTTTTAATCTTATTTGGTAATGGTCATCTGAGAATGAGTCATGGTCTCTCCATACTTCTACATCATCAAATGTTAAGCCATACTCAGCTAACTTAGCTGCCAAATTAGTCTGCATTGAGTTACTTAGGTCAGTAAATGATATTTGTTCTTCATCTCCTGTATCAAAGCCCTTTCTCTTAGTAGTCCACTCTTCATTAGATAGTCCTTCTTGGAAATCTGTAATAGCACTAGAGTTGTTCCACATCTTAAATTGTAATCCAGAGAATGGCTTCTCATCTTTATTCTGACCTCTTGAGGCACTAGTAGATTTAGGGGCAGCCATAATTTCAATCTTTCCATCAGGGTGTGTTATCCTAACTCTTCCACCTCCAACATCTTTAACTCTATTTCCATTAGGTAATTTAGCTCCTAACTGCTCATCTTCCCATTTATCCTTAGACCACTCAAACTGTTCTCTAGCTAAAGCTAATCTTTCTCTTTCTGCTGAGTCTATATATCCCCTATTAGCTTGATAACTTTCATTATATGATATTCCAGACATTATACCACTTATAGTATAGTCTATAGCTCTACTTAAATTTTCCTTTGTAACTCCTGACTGTGATACTATTCTATTTATAGCATCTTTAAGTTCAGGTATATTAGATTGGTTTAATAAGAACTTATTAGCTGCATCTGCTCCATATCCCTGTCTTATCTTCCAGTATTGACCCTGTAATGCAGGAGATACATTCATCATTCTTGATGATGTAGATATAGCAGCTTCCTTACCTTTCTTATATAAATCATCTCCACTAACTGGAGTATAACTTAACTCTGGATTGTCTAGAAGGTCATTTAATGATATTGAAGAGAAATCCTTGTCAAACATGATTGATGGATTAGCTGCTCTTAACTTTCTCTGTTCTTCTGCTAACTTGCTTCTTTGATTATATGCTTTCTCTATTGGTACTATATCCTGTGAGTACCTATTCCTCATATTTAACAGTTCTTGCCTACTTGAAACATTTAATCCTTCTCTTGCTAGTTTACTTGCCTTATCTTTGAGTTCATCTGAATATGTCTTATACATTCTATAAGCCTTAGAATCAGTCTGTTCATTAGCAAGTTTATCCCATACACTTGCCTTAGTAGCAAGCTCTTCATACTGGTTCTCCAACTCTTGATGAGCAACAGTTGCAGATTGTACAGGCTGCAACATTTCTGCATAAGAAAAGGGCCTGAATTTACTTCCTGAAACTATATAATTAGCCATATTCTATCTTGTTAATAAGCGTCCTCCTTTGGACTTCATTTTCTTATAATTTATTCTACCTCTATCATCTATAGAATAATACTTTGATGGGTCAGTATTTAACATATTCCTATTATATTCCTCCCACCCTATATTACCTAAGTTATCAAAGAAGTTGGTAAGATTAGCTGACCTAGCAGCTTCTGTTGCTATCTTTATGTCCTCTTTCATCTTAGCTGAGGCCATCATAGCTTTAAGTCTTGCCCTATCTTGACCTAGATTAGTCATATCAGCCTTTAAAGCAGCCCCACTATTAAACATGTCAGTCTGCCTATTAAATTCTTGAACTTCCTCTCTTTGAGAGGCATTATACTCTTCAGCTTGCCTATAGAAGTCTCCTATATTCTTTTGTGTATTATAGTCTGATGCAAGTATACCTGCCATAGCTACTGCCCTATTACCACCTGATGTATCCCTTATAGCCCTTCTAGATGCTGCTGAATGGGCAGCTAATTTATTAAGATAATAACTCCTATCTAATGGTTTGTATGTTAAGTAGTTACCCACAGAGGATGATTTTACCCTTCCTAGTGAATTTGCAGCATCCCTAATTATGTTAGCATTTTCATATTCAGGAGAATTACCTGCTAATAACTGCATGCCTGACCCTATCACAGGAGCATATCTTAATATACTGCTATCAATATCTGTTACTCCCCTCTTCTTAGAAGGAGAACTGGAAACATTGCTATTACCACTATTGCTTAATGGAGCATCTTTCCTAGGTATATCTACAGGATATTGCTCTGGCAATGATTCTTCATCATAGTATAGAGGACTTACATTTAACTCATCTAATCCCTTAATAGGCATAGAGCCTTTATTACTAGATATCTTAGTATTAATATAAGAAATTGGTGCAATAGATTCCTTATTCAATAAGGAAAGTATTGGAAGATTGGAATCTACATTATTTGGTATACTATAATCTATAAATGGAATATTAGGTATTTTTCTAGGAACCCTCTTAGCAGTAACAGTTACCTCAGGCATCCTACCCCCCTTATAAGCTCCGGTAACAGGTGTATATGTAAAATTCCCATCCATAATACCGCCTACAGCATACTTATTCTTTGTCTTTTTCATATTGCTTATATTTCTCTGTTTTTCCTGTTCACTAGCAAGCTTACCTAACCCTATAGTTAGTCCATTCTTACTAAGTGGGTCATTAGGCCTTTCTTCACTTTCCTTACTCACTCTCTTTGCAGCCTCAGCATAAGTCAAACTCTTATTATTACCTAGTTTCAGCTTCCTTCTTATCTCCTTTGGGACTATTAATCTATTACTAAACACATAATTATTAAATATTACTTCTCCTTCCTCTACAAGATTAGGAATACCTTCAGAGTCTATACCCATCTGTATACCTTCATTAGGATTACTTTCATGAGAGCCTCCTTCATCTACCTTAATTACCCCATTTGAAAATATTCCTCCATGTGTATTATTATCTAGAAATCCTCCATTAGCATGCTTCCACTTTCTAGCATTTAGTGCAAATGTAGCCATTTTCTTTTGTGATGGAGTACCATGTTCTTTGAACCATGTAGCAGATTTACCTGTTCTTTTCTTCAAAGCCGTGAATTTTCCTCTATTTTCAGGCTTAATATGTATCTTTCCTCCCTCTGAGAAGAAATTCAGAGCAGCAATCTTATCTTGCTGTATATCTAGGTTTTCCGCATTTTGATTAAATGTATTTATTCTATGGAAATTAGCCTCTTTTATTTTTCTATTTAATTCAGCTGCTTTCTTCTTAGCTCTCCTTCTACCTACTAGAGAGCCTATTCCTGATGCTAATCCTCCAAATATACCACCAATAGCTCCTCCTATAGGACCAAGAGTTGACCCAATAGATGCGCCACTAGAAGCTGCACTAAACGCAGAATTTAATGCACTTCCTGCATTGCCTCCTCTTATATCCCTCCATGATATGCTTTCTTGAGGAGTCCATAATGCCCATTGGTCTTCAAGAGTGTCAAAACTAGAAGCAGATGCAGTTGCATTATTATTCTCTTCTATAGTATCTTCAATTCTATTTACAGCAGTATTGTCTATCTGTGCATTCTGTTTTGCTGTTCCAACAATCCCTAGGGCAGTAGAAGCCATGCCTACTACATCTCCAATATTACTGGTATCATTTATACCATTTGCATCATTTATACCTTTAATGGATATAGGGTCTATAGTTTTATTATTTAGCATTTCTTTAGTATCAGACATTCTAGCTTGGAAATTAAGAGTGTCTCCTTCAATATAATTATCTATAGGTATAACTCCTCCATCCCATAATTTCCTATTCCACTTATTTACAGTATATAACTTGTCTCTTTTCATAATATAATTATTTACTTATGCAAAAATACAAAAAATAACTTATATGTACAACAGATTATATAAAACAATAATAGTAGGCAAAGTTAATCTATTATAAAGATTAATCTACCTACTATTATAATTACATGTAATAAATTACATCAAAGGAGTTAATAGTCATTTTCTTCGTTCCTGGACTATTATTAGATAAAGTTATCTTAGACCACATATTCCTTATTCTATCTCTACCTCCATTTATTCTTGGAATATTAATACCCCATAGCCTGAATTTTCTCTTTAATGGTGAAGGTATACCCATTCCTCTATTTTCAAGCCCTGATTCAGCTATTTGATATTCATTCTCTGCCTTTATGGTTGTAAAAGGAAATTCTGTAAGTAATGTATCACCTTCAAAAAAGTCACCTCTTACACTAAGGTTAGTAAATACCTTATCATTATTAAAGCTAGGGTTAGATATAAAAGACATACTATATCCCTTCTCACTTCCAAAGAAACTATTGTATTCCCCAGCGTGTAATTTCCAAATATTAGAATCACGTATACAATACATATCTCCCTTCATATTAAAATATCCGTCAATTTTGGAATAGTCCATAAAGGATACAAACTGTTTCAACTTCTCTGAATACATTAGGGATTCCTTAGCATTTGAGTAATATAAGTCTCCCAGTCCAGTATCATACATTACAGTAAATCCTTTATAATCTTTAGGAGAATATTTAGTAAATATATCCTGATTATTTATCCAAGAAACCATACCAAGATTATCAGTCAAGTTAGTAACACTATTTTGATTTATCAAGTATATAGACTGGGTATTGCCATCCATAAAGTATATGCCATTAGGTGTTACTACAGTAGACCATTTATTTTGACATCCTACAGTCTGACTTAGATACCTTATTCCTTGCATCTGAGTACCATTACTAATTTCAACAGGTACTCCATCAGAGACTGGGAGTAAGGATCTATTATTATATAATAGCACTCCTACAGCTTTTTCTTGAAAACAGTAAACATTATCATCTAGAACCTTTAATGATTCAATAGACCCACTTCTACTATTTATATCATAGGAAGAAGATAATAATATATTAGTCCACTGGTCAATGTTACTGTTATTAATTTTAGGAGAGGACCATACTATTTCACTTGGAAATAAAGTATTACTAAGTAGTTCATCATCATAAACCCTATAGGTAAAAAAGTCATTACCCTGATCATATACACTGTTTCTCTTATTAAAGTTGGTTGGCCTTATAGAGGTATTATCTTTTAAGCCTCTATTCTTACTATATATACCATCAAGATTAATCCTAGTTTCTACCATAAAGGAGAGTACCTCTACAAGTTGGTTGGTACTTTCTTCACTAAAGGGATATGTTTTTAGACAATCATATCTTTGAACATAAGTATCACCTTCACTCCATACAAGCTTTATTTTCGTATCTGACTCATTAAGAGTAACCTCATTACCTCCAACTACCCATGAATTATTTTGTATTGCTGAGTCTGAAGTCCCCCCAAACCTATTAACAGGCTCATGATATAACTCACCTAGGTATAGAAATCCCGAACACCTTCCCATATAAAACATGAGTTCAGTATTAGTACCTTCCAATACACTAATATTTAAACTATGTACCTTTGGAGTTGAAAAGAATCTGTTTTTGCCTGATGAGCCTTGAGAAATACTCACCATATTTATTGCCTCATTGCCCTTCTTTACTCTTGGAAGAATTTCAGCTTGATTCTCATCATAACCTAATCCAATTGCAAAGTGTGGAGTAGATTTATAACTTATTCTTGGATAATTAGTGAACTTTACTTTATCATGAAAGAAATATCCCATACCTAAGGGGCCATTGCACATTACATTCTGAAGGTCAGATGTAACTTCTTGAGGAACTGGCTGAGTTAATCCAGGTGCAATTTCTATACCAAAATATTCATTCTTCCTATATCCACATGTTAGATAATATCCTTCTACATTTCTTTCCTTTCTTTGTAGATAATAGTCATTATATTCATCACCAAAGTTTAAATAAGTATTACCCTTCCCTGAATAGGTTGGTGCTAATAGCATCGTATCTACATTACCATAATAGTTTAATTCTCCTATCTTCTCTAATTCAATATTTTCAGAATTGAACACTGCTACACCTTTAAGATTAAGCTTGGTATTCCATGCCTCATTAAGATAAGTATTAAAAGGAGAAAATCTGAGATTAGATATTATCTTTTTTGAGAGTACTGACCTATCATCACCCGTAGTAGAGAAAGAGCCTGCCCTTTGCCATGGGTATACTGTACATGCAGCTATATAAAAACTAGTAGCATCATCATTAGACTGTATTTTGTCTATAAAACTGGGTGAAGATGCTAAGGATCTCCATCCTAATGGACCTCTTTGGTCACTAGTTACTTCAACGAGACCAGGAAATGACATACCTGGATGATTAGTGTATGTGCCAGTAGGTTTAGACAATTCCAAGCTTATTTTGGACTGGTTTCCTTGTATTGGTATCATACCTATAATTCTAAACTTGACATTATCAAGATTTGTAGAAGCAATAGATTCATTAAATTCTAGTTCAGGAGAATTAAGTGTGACCACATTTTCATCTATACCAAAATGGTTTGACCTATTTTCAACATAGAGACTTAAAGCTTGTTCATTACTAATATCTGCGAAGGGTGAATCCTTCATAGTAAACATATTATAATCAGGAAGAAGTATTCCCTGAATCTCACTACATCTACTTCTCTGCTCAGGTATTGGATACCAATGCCTAAATTCAATCCAACTACCTTGGTTTATAGTTACTGCTCCAGACTTGGATGTATCAATTTGCTTAATACTACTACTAACTTCATCATAGTAGTCCATACCAGATGTGTACCATTGTGATATAGTGGATCTTTTTTTCTCTTTATCACTTAAGTCATTTACATTTTTCCATAGAGTATCTACATCATAATACCATAAATTTGCAGACTCGGAATGTTCTGGCACTATTTCTCCTATATCAACTGGAGCCATTGGTCTAAAGAACCATGATGCTTGTACATCAGGTGAGTGATTAGCCCTATCCTTTACATTAAATACAGTAGGGCATACTACTCCTTGTGCTATGCAATCTCTATCAGCTATAGTAGGAAAGACCACCACAGGCCTTGCAGATATAAATCCCTTATCTGTTAAGTCCTTCACAGTAGTAGGTAGCTCCATTATTATAGTATTCTTACATAAGCAATCTCTAGTCTCATTCTTACCATCATAAAATATCGTAGAATATTTAGGAGGGTTTTTTATCTTATAGTCAGAAATGTATACTACTGGAGACCATATTCCATGTGAATTTTTAAATTGTACACCTAACCGATAAGTATCTAAGTACTTAAATCCCTTTATCTTTGATGAATCATATCTAAGCTGATTATTATAGCTATAATAAGAAGTGTGCTGCGATGAACTTTCTAATAATACATCAGTTTCAACATATTGCTCAATAAAAGGCAGGCTACTCTCCAAGTGCTTTGAAATGTCTTCCTTCAATGACTCTAATAGTTCTTTATCTAATGTACTAGCAGATAACTTTATATTCCCAAGAAATAAAACATTATTTTTCACAGCCATTGTATATGGATAAAATATCTCTCTATTTTTAAGGAGTATCTCCGTTGGATCTACAGATTCTCCTCTACCTGAATCTATTATTTCAAAAGATATAGAATCCCTATATACAGCTTCATGTATTATTTGCTTCCAAGTTTTTGTAACTATACTTTTGGTTACATTAGGTATTGGATACACTGGTTTTCCTTCCTTTCTTCCGTCATAAGCTCTATATCCATAATAACCTCCGTCAAATAAATACCAATTAGTGCCTTTATATTCTCTAACTCCAAATGGAGTTATAAAAGCATTAGAAGCTTCTTGTGGAAACTCGTTACAATCAAATCCTCTATTCCAATCATCTGTTGGAGGGTTTTCTCCATAGGATTCACTCGGTGGATATTTTATTACATTCCCAGATGAGATATATAGAAAGCCATAACTATTTCTAAAATCTTTTGATGAAGATTCAGTACCATTATTATATGGGGGAGGGACTATATAAGCTGCAAATCTTCTTTTGAAGTATTCATTATTAGCTATAGGTTTCCATTTCCATTTAGTTATCTTTCCTATAATTGTATATTCCTGCCCTTTTCTACTATTCTCTTTATAGTATTGTATAGGACTACCATCCTTATATACTATAAAATTCTTTAATCTTTCACTTTTTACAGCTATGTATAAAGGTTCTGAGTTCCTATTTAAATAATCTCCTCTGTATGGACTTCCCCAATTTTTAAGAGGGTTACCTTCATCAAGTAGTATATCATAGTCTGGAGTTTGGACAGGGTCTTTAAATCCAGAACTTTTAACTATATATATACGAGGAGCTATTTGACCCTTCTTAAAAGATTCCCACTCCCCTGATGTATAGTCAGTAGATATTCTTACATTCTTAGGGACTTCGAGCCTATTAGTCATTTTATTGTAACTATATACTACCTGACCTAATAGGGGGTCTAATGATGAATTATTATCATATACAAGGTCGGTAAAGGAAGACCCTGTATCTGGGTATGCCTCTTTAGCCCCCTCTGCTGTATATTGCTTATATACTTCTATTTCAAACTCTGATTCCAATTCATCATAATACCTTCTAGCAACTAACCATCCTCCTGCTGGACCTGACCCTCCAATTTCAGTTGTACTAGGTGCCCTCTTCATTGATAGATGGACCCATTCTTGTTGGACAGATGTATTAGGTTCAGTAGGTTCTAATTCAGCTTGGTCTGCTTCAGTTACCCATCCAGAAGTTTTATTCTCTTCTTTAGTAGTAAAAGAATCTGTTTCAAGTATTGCAAAATACTGCTCAAGTAGGTATTTATGTTCAACCTGCACATCAGGTGCTACAGTATTTTGTTCATAAAAATCCCAATACCCCTCTGTTTCTGCATAAGCTATGGTTTGAAGGTCATTCATGCTTCTATACTTAAGGGTAGGAGTAGAAATGCTTGCATCACGTGTAAGTAACTCTACTGTCATAGATTCTGGATTTACATCATCCCAAATATAGAAACTATGATGCTCAGTAAGTATAATATCATCTTCTCTGCTTTCAGGGTAAGTATTTTCCTCCCATCTTTCTGATACTAATATTTTATTTTTCTTTATAGGAAACTCATTAACTAATTTAGTTATTGGTTCACTATCCAATGATGTTCTAAATATAGAATATACCCTTACATAATTAAAGGAGGCATCTAGGTCTACTCCTTTAATTACAAAGCTATTTGAAGTAGACTCTTCAGGACTTCCTGCTCTATTACCCTTATAGGTGTAATATAAGGGGGACACATAAGCTATATTGGACTCTTGGCCAAATTTATCAATGTATGTAACTACATACTGTATAACCCCAGAATCAAATTGTCCTCCATTTGGATTATTAGTTACTGTAAATGTCCCAGTATTATTTATACTAGGTATAATATCAAACATACTGGAATTTTTACCATTATGCTCTTCAAGAATATTAATAAATCTTAGTTGATTTATTCCATCTACCCAATATACCTTTATTATCTGCTCTCCTTCAACATGCCCAATACACTCTATTGGATTACTAATCGAAAAGTTAAGATTTCCTCTATATAATATTGAGGCATTAAAGATATTATCTGAATATTCAAATTTGTAGATAGTATCTTCGCTGACTCCTTTTGTGAATATAACAAGGTATTTATCAATATAACAGCTGCCTAATATAGTTCCTTCTATGGATGTAATATTCTGCTCATTCCATATAGCACCAGACCAATTAATGTCTACTTTCCCTGTACCTTTTTCATTTGATATGGTATATAAGGAATTATCTGAATCAATTCCTAATCTTATATTATGGGCATCGATAGCCATATCAGGCTTAAAAATACTTACAGCAGCATCTTTTGTCATTCCTCTTATTATGTGTGAATCTATCTTCTTCATATTATTGTAATCTTATTTTCTCCTTATCTCCTAAAGATTTAAATCCTGAATCAAACTCACTTACTTTTTGAATTAGGGCGCACCAACTATTCTTAATACTTTCCATTTCTGATATAGAAGGTATTGTAAATTCTGACTGTAATTGGCCTGCTAACCAAGCATATTGTTGCTGAGTATTCTGCAATACAGCAGGTGTAATCTTGCCTATATCAAATAGGATAGTAAACTCTTCCTTTTTAATATAAGCTTCAAGAGCCTTTAAGAACACAGGGTTATCAATAAGTAAAGGAAACCCATCCTTATCTATTGGAATCGCCTTATATGATACTAGCACATCTCCTGTCTTGAAGGACACATATAACACTTGTCCTTGTGTTTTGAAGGATAATTCTTGGGGTAATCTATATCCTGTAACTCTGTCATGATGCTCTCTTGGCATAAAAGTATCTGTCATACTTCTAAGACAGATGCCAGTTTCACATTCCTTAATTTGATTAATAGATATTAAATCGCAAGGAAGCCTAGCCCTGAAGTTCTCTATATGTATGAACTCTTCTTTATCTTGGTATAACTTAGGCATACCAAAAATACCTATGAATGTTATTATGTAGGATACTACTTGCTCTAGAGTCAAATCTTGGAGTAATGGATGCTTTTTTAATTCATCAAGTATCCTCCTAATATTTATATATTGATAATCATTAATCATTTCTATTCAATTTAAAAGCGTCTAACTTTCCTTCTTTTATTCTCTGTTTTAACCTCTTCTTCAGCTCTCTATTGACATTAAATTCATAGAAGACCTGATTATTATAATCTGCTAGTTGTTTATTGTAGTAGACTTTAAAGATTTCTTTTTCCTCCACTTTAACCAGTGTTTTTTTCTTATAGGCTTCCTCATCTTCATACCATAATTTAAGAGTTTTATCCCAATCTATAGGTAGATTGGTTTTAACTTTCTTACCATCAAAACTAATTCTTGCATCGTATTTTCTTAGCTCTATTCTGCCCATTCTATGTGGTAACTTAATATCATTACCATGAAGGAAACTATCAGCTAAATAATCATTGACTTTCCTTATAATACTATAGAACTCATGTTCTGTAAGACATCTTCCTATATTAAGCCAATTATTCTTTCTTATCCACTTATAAGATGAGTAAACTCCAATTGAGTTAGTAACTTTATGTTTTCTTGAACTACTCAGATGCTGAACTTTAGACTTAAATTCCTCATAAGTCATGCTTCACCTCCCAATCTTAAATTATCTTCTTGCCTTGATAAGGTACTATATCCATTATTTAGTTGTTACTTCTGATGAATCATCTTTGGCATTATTTTCCTCATCCTTCTTAACATACTTAGCACCTAGTAACTCCTTTACTACTAATTCCACTAGTAGTGGCACAAGACTTCCTTCAATTGGAAATGTCCTATCTAATATATCACACTCACTATCATCACATGCTAGTTCAGAGGCTTTATTAGAATCCTCAAATATTGCAGTTACCTTTACTTTTTCAAGATAAAGAAATTGAGGATTCGCAGAAATCAGATATAAATGATTATCTGGAGCTAAAGAGCAATATATTATATTCTGTAAATACTTGTTATGTCCTACATACTTCATTCTATCTCTTCCTATGAAAGTTATAGTATCTTGATAAAAATTTACTGGAAAAACCCTAGTATTACTGATATTTAATATATTAGGTAGCTCATCCTTACTCACAAGATACTCCATATTACAAGAATCATAAGGGAAAGATGAGGGTTTCAAATCCAAGCATATAGTTTGATAATTACTCTCTGATATATGCTTTCTAACATCAGAGTATTTTTGCCTTATAAGAAATACTCTATAATTATTTAACAGGGATATAACATGATTCTCATTAAAAGTAGAATCATCAGATATATTCTTTGTCTCATCTAAGCATAAATAAACTAATTCTCTATAAGTCATAGTTATATATATATTCATTAATGATAAAAAAAACTATTGCAAATATAATCATTAATAATTAATATTGCAATAGTTTTAGCTGATTTATTTAAATAAACAAATATATAACTTATATGGAATATATTCTAGGCTCATCTTGTTGTGTAAACCTAATTATATCATCTTCAGTTATTCTCAAGTACTCTAAATCTCCATTAACATCTACTGGAGAATCTTTGGCTTTAGGATAAGGTATTATGCAAGTAGTACCGTATATACAATAGAGGGCATTATTTATAGAATTATAGTCGCTATCACTTACATAATGTGATAGTGGTCCACTAGTAATTTCCTCTATCATAGATAGGAATAATAACTTATTCACATCATTATAACATATATACCCAGTACTTACCAAAGTGTTAAAGTACGTAGCTAATGATTTTTCTAATATATTATCTATTCTATCCATAGTGAGCACTCACATTTGTTTCCCTTAGATTCATTGGTAATTATCCCATATCTAAGAAATTTATTCCAATACTTTATTGCTAAAATATAATTTCCTGTCTTTAAGGATGTGGTAAAAGCTTTTATTTGGAGGTATTTATTTATAAGATCCTTTGGAACACTACAAGTTTTATCAATCTGTCTAATATAATACATTAATGATTCATATAGACTACGTGTATTCATGGTAACTCCCAAGTCATAATATCTATCATATCCACATGGAGTATCAGGCTCTACTGTGCCTTTAATAGTTACATATACAAAAAACAGGTCTTTATTAAAATCTATTAATGTATTAAAATCAGTTTTGCTTATAATTAATGTCACTTCTTTAGAATTACCCTCTACTTCTTTCATGTATACATTATTTGATGAGGGGCCGGATACAGTAAATGTATCTTGAGTATCTATAATTATAGAATCAATATAAACATTTTTATAAAATGAATATGGCTCTACAGAAACCTTGACTGTTAATTGCCTGCAATCATCAGAAACCTTTAACGTACTAAATTTTATCATACCATATAAATTAAAAAAAAGGAGGCTCTGGCCTCCTTTAATATTCTTTTCCTTATCTCTTATTAAGAAAATGTTGCAATGTTAAGACCAGTAGCAGTATTGAAAGCAGTAATCAAGCTATTAATACCATCTTTGACTGCACTAACAATAGTGATTGTCTTTTCTGACTTCTGTACTGCTTCATTGCTTCCTACATAAGCATAGTGTATATCAAGTGTATAATAAGTCTTACTTGGATCTACAAGATAAGTAGTGATAATATTATTAGGGAATCCAATTCCTCTATAAATATCTCCTCTCTCACCCATACAGAAATACTCAAGGTCAGCAATATTCTTACCATTACCAACAGTACCATTCACTCCTTCAACAACTGTACCCCAAGTCCTATCATCTCCATCAACAAATATTGTAGTTGGTTGTACAGTAAAATACACTGGAGTTTGTGCTACTATTCCAAGCCTCCAAGGCTGTTCTACTTCAGTAATTCTAATTCCATCTATATCATCTACTAAAGTATCAGCAGCATAGTATGGATTAGTTTCATCACTTTTACCGTTATCCTTAGTAGACGGAGTTACTTCCATATACCCTGAAGTAAAATTACCTTTATCTGCACCCTTAGCTGCACTATGTACTTCAATCTTAACTAATGGTGTAACTTCTCTACTAAAGTTCCTAGAAATTGATAGTGCAAGGGTTTTATAGAACTCATCAGCATTCATTCCTGCATAGGCATGCACCATGCCATACTTGAAGTATTGGTCTTCATCAGACATGCCGACATATTGTCTAAAAGCAATTCTAAGGATGTAATCTTGGCCTGCAACAGGGGCACCTCCATTGACACTAGAATCTAGGGTTACTGTTACTGACTTTAAATTTCTCTCCATAGCCTTTGGGTCAGTAGGCTTAGCATATAAGATATTTTTTACGTCAATAATGTCACTTCTCATTAAGTTATCAGCACCCTTATATTCAAAGTATAGATGGCTCTTTTTATTATCACTTATCAATGCAATAGAGCCAGCACCATCTGATGCAAGCACATGAGAAGATTTAACTTCTTTTGCTACATAAAGTTGTCTTACTTGATTTGTTGAGAAAACACTCATAATTATAATTATTTAGTTTAACAATATTCTTAGATAAATCCTATATAAGATTTTTCTATTAGTTTATTTCATATTATTTGTAATTAATCCTTTAATAGTTGCAGCTATCTTAACTGACCTATCAAGTATTTTTCTATGTAATGCAGGGTGTAGACTGCAATCCATTCTTTTATTTTCTCCATCTATTTTTAATCCAAATGGTAAATCTACCAATATAATTGGTTTAGGTCTAGATAGATACCTAACTAGATAACTTCCTATGTTATATTTTGATATTAGTTCTACTATTCTATTATCAGAATCTAATCTTATTACTCTTCTAGACCCTGGACCTCTAAAAGGATTATTATAAACATTATAATAGTCATCCAAAGGAGTAGGCACTACAAGCACATGCCTATCATTCTTACACCCTAATCTTTCATCTTCAAGCTTCACTGATTCAAAAACTATAAACCATAAATCCTCAGGTAACTTGAAGAATACAGACTTATCTGATAGTCCAGTAATATCCTCTTCCTTCTTAGTAGTAGTATAGGTCTTTACTAAGTTACTAAGATACCTTCTAATCTCTTCAGTCCCTTCAAATGAATCTTCAAACTGGTTCTTACCATTGTATAGCTCTAATAATATTTCTTCTTGAGCATATGATAAGAATATTGATTTCTCATATTCATCAATATTAATAGAATATTCATTAGAATAACTATTTAGTAAGGTGTCAAACTCATTAGAAAATTCTTCAGTAGTCATTACTCACTTCTTTTACCTAATTCAACAGTACTATTCAAATCTCCTATATAAGCTGACTTAGCTAATTCTACTGCTCTCTGTAGTATTTCAGGATGTAGTTCACTATTTAGCTCACTAGTACTAGCCATAGATTCTCCATCTATAGTAAGACCTACTAGGTCAGTAAGAATTATAGGTTTAGGTTTTCTTAAGTATGTTACATAATATATTACCCCTATATCTTCCTGAGTTTCTATTTCTCCTCCATCAGGGATTAAATAAGGTTTATCCTCATCATGCAAGATGAATCTAAATCCATTCCCATTAGAGTCTACTAGAGAATCATCACTTTCCTCTTCATTAAAAGTCTCCAAGATTCTCCAAGCTTGCCTCTTTAATGGCCTTCCATAAGGCTTACTTAGTATTCTTTGAAGTTCAACTAGTTTAATAGGAATTACCTGATAAAATTTATCACTGAGACCATCTTTTACATTCCTTACAAGAATTCTTTCTGAGACTACAAGTAAAATACTTTTAATAAATGATGTATCACCAAATATAAGAGCTTCAGGAGCAGTTCCATACAAATTACCAGTAAAAGTTAATCCTTCTGTAATACTACTATCATAGTAATCTGATGGTACTCTAAGTGGACAAGCTCTATTGACTATAAGAGTAGAAAAATCTATTTGTCTCTTTTTTGAATCATCAAATCCTTCCTGATACTTATTTCCCCCTTGTGTTGAAGTAAAATAGTTCTTAATTAATTCATTTTGAGCTTTAGTCAAAAATACTGACTTTTCATATTCATCAAGACCAGGAGCTTGATTACTCATTATATTATTATATAATACATCAAATTCATTGGAAAACTCTTTAATATCCATATCTTCTTCTTTATTACTTCAACTAAACTCTCAAATGTTTTCTTACTTATTTTAATTTTGCTTGAAGATAAAATAAGACTTCTTGATGCTTTGGAGAATTTAAGTATTTAGCTGCTACATTCAATGTAGGCTCTTCATTAGCCCCACAAAGTGGAGTATTATCTTTTCTCAAGTATAGGTAATTACCCCTATTAGAAATCAGACCTGCCTCTATAGCTTTCTTAATAAGAACCTTTGTAGAAAGCATTGGGTCAGTAATAACCTTCAAGAATATCTTGCTATCAGCCTGTATCAAGCTATTAACCTTAGTCTGTAAGAACTCAAGTTTAGCAGTCTGTGATGTAGGTCTACCATCAATGGTCTCAACAATAACTCTTAATGTATCAACATCATCCTCAATCTTGCCAAACTCTTTATAGCACATCATTGTAGTGCTCATATTATTCTTAGCAACCTTAGTCTCTTCACCCTCAGAAATGATAACAAACTGGTAAGTAGCCTTAGGAGTATCTTGCAATGCTTGCAATGAAGGAGCAATATAATCCTTGTTGGCTAATAGTATCTTATATCTGATATAATCCTCTGGGTCAGATAGATTGAAGTAGTTATCCTGCTTTGTCAATCTTACCTTATTGATACCATTCTCATTGGAATCATCCCAGAAGTTATCTACCTTCTTATAGATACTTAGTGCATTGTATTCAAGACCCATTATTTCCTCAAGAAATGCCTTTTCCTTGTCTGTAAGGACATTAACAAACATACCTGAAGATAATCTTGGTACTACAAATGTTCTAACTGCACCTTCTGCCATACCTCCTGATAATACATGCTTAGGGTTATTACCCCACATACCTGTCAGCTTAGGTACATGTCTTACAATAATTCTCTCATTCCTTAGACAACTAACTAAGGCATCATCAGATACCTCTATTTTCCTTTGTGTCTTCTTAGGGCTTTTTACAGTAGCCTCTTCTTTTGGTACTTCCTGAAGTGGAGTCTCTGTATTGTCTATATCAAAGTCAGGTACAGTATAATCCACCTTCTCTTCCATTTTCTTTTCTGCCATATCTTCTCCTTAACTTTTTGAAATAAAATAAGGGAAGTAGGAGCTTATCCTACTCCCCTTTTATCATTAGCCCTGTAGAATTGCAGGGATTAGTGACATAGTTCTTGTTGGGTCAAGAACACAGATACCAAGAGTAGCCATTCTGTGAATTACAGCAGAATCCTCATCAAATGACATATAAGGATTACCCTTTTGACCTGTGAATGGGTTTCTTAGACCCCATTGATAACCTCTGTACTCATTGTCACCCTTAATCTTACACTTAAAGATATTAGGTTGGTCCATAGTACCAATGTACATAATATCATATCTGTAAGAGAATGCAACACCTCCATTTGGATGGAGTATCTTGTTTCTTACTGGGTCATCATAGAATGGGTCTACATCAATCTTAACTCTAACACCATTAGGAGCCTTATACTCAACAAATTGGAAACCAGCACTCAATGAGTTTTGGTGCAACTTAGATTGAGTCTTTTGAATAACACCAATAGAGCTGTTGTCAAGAACAAATTGTGTCCAACCTGATACTGTCTTTAGTACTTCCTTATGGAATTGGATAGCACCTCTCTCACCAGTCTTAATCAAGAAGTATCTGTCTCCAAAGTCTAACTTAGAAGCAGAAAGCTCATATAGAGCATCTTCAAGAAGCTTCAAGCTGAAGGTGTTGTAATACATAGTATTAGCAACTTCCATCTGCTCAAACAGACCAGCACCTGTCTTAATAACATTACCAGACTTACCAAAGTTCATGTACTCACCATTGGCATTTCTGTTGCTTCTACCAAATGCAAGTGCATTGTTCTTGTACTCAGAGAATTGCTGTTCTACTTCCCAATCTACATTGTGCATCCACATTGTAGCAACTGACTTAGTATATCTACTCTCAGTTTCCTTAACAATAGGAATACCTACAGCCAACTTCTTGTTCAACATAGAACCCGGAACCTTGTGTTGGATTCTTACTACAGACCACTCATTTCTCATAGAAACAGGGCTTGTAAATCTTACATCACCAACCTTTCTTGAAAGTTCCTTCTCAACAAATGCAGCTTCAACTGAGAATCTTTCACCTGCAAGTAATCTTTCAGCAGGGACACCTGCTGTGTTACCACCAGCAAGCTCTACCTTATATACTGCATTAGTACCCTCCATTCTTGGGTCTCCAAGTATTCTGAACTGATAGATTTCATTCAGATTACCTACAATGTATTCACCATCAGCAAACCAATCCTCAGGGAATACCAAATAGAAGGGAGCAGTACCTACTCCAACCATACCACTGGCATCTGTAATAACAGTACCATTTTCATCTCTTGCCTCTACAAGAGGAATGTTTCTCCTTGAAGAACCAATAACATCCCAGTAGTATTCATTGTCATCCTCAAACTCTCTTGTTGGGAATTGATTTAGGAATGTGTCAAGTGTCTTTCCTCTGTAATAAGCCAACAGTTGCACCATTAGGTTTGTAGCCTTCTGTGGAGCTAACTGAAAGATAGAACCAAGGTGGTTTTCCTTAGTAAGACCCTTCCAGTGTTGGAAGCCTACCATTTGAAACTTACCTAATTTTCCAGCCATTTTTACTTAAATTTATCAGTTATTATATCTTTAATACTATAGGCTTAGACATCAAGATTCCACCCTTTTCCTATGAAAGATTCAGGGTCCTCATCAACTCCACTAACAAACTTTAGATTACCATCTGAGGTTCTTGCTGTGTTGTTGAGAGTATGTTCCAGCTCTCTAAGACCTTTCTTTACTTCTTTCTTTACTTTACCTTTCACCAAACCATCAAGGTTCTTAAAGCCATTAGTTAGTGTGAAAAGTAACCCAATGTTCTTTAGGAAGTCTGTTCTGTTCTCCATCTCATACTTTTGGATAGCAGTAAAGTACTCTCCTGTCTCTGGGTCTTTATACACAGGCTTAGCTATGTTATCATAAATCTTCTGTCTTGTTGATTTATCTATTGATAAATCCCCAAACACATCCTTGTCATTAAGGATTGATGATTTGAGCTTTTCAGCCTGTTCCTTTCTTTCTTTCTCTTCCTGTTCTGCTTCTGACTTAGCTTCATTGACAAGTTCATCATACTTATCTTTGAAGAAGTCAATATTACTTTTCAAAGCCTCTTTTGCATCATCAATGTCAGTACCAGCATTGAAAGACTTCTGCACTTCTCTTGCAGCCCTTTCCTTACTATAACCTCTATTGATAAAGTCTTGATAAATCAGGTCTTTTCTAAGTTTTTCTCCCTTGTCACCTTCATCAGAGATATTTTCTTCCTTAATAGAACCAAGGAAGTTTATAGTATTCTCATATTTTCTAATCTCTGTAGGTTCGACTCCAGCATTCAAGGCTTCATCAATTCTTTTCTGTCTTTCATCAAGACCTGCCTTTATCTGTTGGTCAATTAAATCTCTAAAGTCTTCAGGGTCTTTGACCTTAGATAAGCCCTCATCATCAAGGTCTGGGAAGATACCTTCCTCTTTCAAGGCTTTGGCAATGGAAGAGTAGAAGTTTTTGGGAGAAATGCCATCCCCTTTAGGAATGGTATCTTCCTTTTCCTCTGTATTTTCTTTTCCACTACCTACGCTCTCTGGTGTATCAGTAAATAAGTTATCTACATCAACAACCTCAGTAGTTTCTTCTTTATCCTTATCTGGCTCCTTCTCTTTCTTAGGAGGCTCCCCATTTGCAGGTGGGGTATCCTGTGTATCCTCATCTTCTACAAACAGACTCTCAATTTCCTCTGCCCCTAAGATGTTATCTAAGCTAAGTTCTTCTTCCATACTCTTCTACCTTTTGTCCTTAAAAACAGTGCAAAGGTAAGTAAAGTTTTGCACATCTACAATATGATAAATAAGATGCTTTATTTATGTAAATAAAATACTTATAATATGGGTAAAAAGAAAGGGTAAGATTATCTCTTACCCTTATCTCATTAGTATTCTCCAAGATATTCTACTACCTTGTTTTCAGCTTTGCAATCTGCATCCTTAAACCAGAATACAATAGCAGATTCAACTATCTTCTGTTCTATACCATCACCAAACCAGCTCTTAAACAGTTCTGCATAATCATGGTACTGAGAGTTGATTGCAACATATACATCAGCTGCTGTAACAGATGTAGGAAGTATTCCTCTGTATCTCTCACAAATTTCCTTTGCTTTGTGCATATCAAACTTCTCACCACTGTACTTCCTGCCATTCTCAGTATGATACATATCAGCTACAAGATACTTAGCCTCAGATTCAGTGAGGTGTTCTCCACTCATTGAATCTCTCATTGAGTTCCTCATGTATCTCATCATCCTATCCATATCACTACCTCCCATGCCAGACTCATTGAATCTATCAGAGAATCTATCACCTCTTGAATCAAACATGTCCATGAACTCATCAGGTCTTCCATGTCTTCTCATATAGAAGTCATCCATAGGCATGAAATCTCCTTCACTGCCATGTCTCATTGAGTTTCTCCTATACTTAGTCATAAAATTCTTGAATTTATCCATGAACTCATGCTCATTCATGCCACCCATACCCTTTTTCTTTAGGTACTTATACATCATAAGTTCATCCATATTCTTAGTCTTTAGTGATTAACATTTCCTTGAAAGTCTCTAAATCTGTCATATTCAATACCAACCTTTTATTGGTTAGTGGGAGATTGAATTTAATCTCTCCTCCACCAATCTCTATGTCTCCAGCAAATGAGGTCTTGAAGGTGAATGGATTAGTAGTCATTAAATTCTCCACCATTTCAGTGAGAATATTCTCAATGTCTATATTGCCATCCTTATCAGCTATAAGGTCTAAAGCCTTGCTTACTTTACTAAAGTTCTTATCCAATGCTCTTGTAATGAGAGGTTTCATAAAACCAATCATAGGATTAGCCTTAGCCATAGATTCCAACTGAAGTGAAATATAAGACTTCAGATTATCAGTCAATTGCATAATAGTCACCATAATTACATACTTGCTTTAATAAATTCTTCATAAGTCACTTCAGGATGTGTCTTACTGAACTCCCTGAATTTCCTAAACATTTCCATTTCCCTATTAGTCTCTTGAATAATTTTTCCTTTTAACTTCTTGACTATCTTCAATTGCCTTTGTAATAGCTCCTTACCTTCTGGAGTAGCTTCAATCCTACCTTTAACAAGGTTAAGAATTTCTGCTTGAACCATATCCTGTATCTTAGTATAAGTATCTACATAGTCCTCATCTTGAAGCATTCTTGTCTTCTGTTCATCTGTCATAGGGCTTATTTCAGCATCTATTTCATCCCATATCATTCTTTGAGGTACAGGTTGCTGAACAGGTTGGACTTGTTGCCTTAATTGCTTTGCAGCTTCAAGGTTTTGTTTATACTTCTCAATAAGCTGTAGTTGCTCATCCAGACTATTGCCTACCATACTATTACCCAGTAGTGGGTCCCCTCCTCCTAATATTACCTGATTTATTGGAATCATATTTATACATTTTAAGATTAGTATTGAAAAGTAAGGGGAATTACCCCCTTACTTTAAGCAGTTGCAGTAGTACCACTAACCACTCTTGGGCAGCCACATTGGTTAGCACCAACATAGCCTGTTACTGTTGGAGTGTTAGGTAGACATACTTCACCATAAATAGCCTTGCAAGTCTTTCTGTCAGTATAGTTAATACCAGCAGTAAATGCCTTGTCAATCTCACATTGGATAAGCTTATCTTGATATGGTCTTACAGCAGCATTGATAGCTACTTGAGCCTTCAAGTCACTTAATTCCTTTCTGATGTCATCATCAGCATCTCTTTGAGACTTATACAGATTGAAAGCATCTTGGTTTTACTTTGCAGCCATTACATCAAAACTATCTCTTGTACTCTTGTATAGACCAAAGTCAGCATCAATCTGACCCTTCCACAAGCTGAATAGCTCTGAGTTTAGGGTTTGTCTATCAGCAAATCTATTGTTTTGGTAGTTTAGAGCCTGATTGTAGATAGCTGCTTGCAGTGCAAGAGTATCTTCACACTCTTTTTCCCATGCTTGGAAAGCAGTAGGAGCATTAACTCCATTAGCAGAACTTGTAGATAAACCACAAGATGCAATAGCTATATTGGCATCCATACCACTACCTGAGCCAAGACCTGTACCACCTAAGATGCTTCCACTTCTTCTATTGCCGAATAGTGCCCAAGCACCAAGTGCAGTACCTATGATACCAAGAGTAAGACCTGCATTAGCCTTACCATTGATGTCTCTTCTACCATAACCATAGCCATAGTAGCCATCAGCAGGAACTTCCTTTACCTTTTCTACTTGCTTCTCAATTATTTCCATAGTAGCAATTTTTGAAATTAGTTATTGTTTTATCTCTCTTATTGTAAGCTTACAGGTGCAAAAGTAAGTAATATTTCTTAGAATGCCTATCAATGCTAAAGCCCCATATATCATATTGATATACAGGGCTTTAACTTAGTAATATGTTGCTAAAAAAAGCAGCCTTATCTGGCTGCTTTATCATGCTTGTAGAATACACTTGTTATCTTGTCATATATGTAGGTTATAAGGTAAGCATCTACCTCATCATTATCTTCTTGAGGAGTATATCCTATATATCTCCATATAGGGTTCTTTATATGCTCAGCTTCATGGATAATGCTACTTCCTCTCTTAGAATTGATAGCCACAAGAGATGCCCCATATTGATTTATGGTTATAGCTTTGGCTTCCTGCTCCATTTCTTCTTTGGGCAAGAATCTTTCTAACTCTTCCCACTTGTCAAATATGACTACAGTAAGTTTGTAGTCAAATATAGGTATTATCATTCTCTTTTGTGTTATCATATCTTCTCCTCCTAATTACATTATACAGTTCTATTAGATTAGTTACTAAGCAGGAGAGTGCTTCCTGCTCCTCAGGAGAGTGCTATCTCTACACTTCTTGACAAACTCATCTAACTCTTTCTTAGACCAACTTAATTCTTTGAAACCTATCTCATGCTTACCTCTTGGCAATTTTCCTTCTCTAACATAGTTATCAAAAGTTGCTCTACTAACATTCAAATATTCACAAGCTGCATACTTGCTTAATCTCTTCTCCTTATCAGTAAATCTCTTCAAATTATCTACTATTTCTATAGCTTCTCCTTCAGATATATTTGAATTGCCTGCATCAATATCATCTACTATCTTTAACAGTAGACTTCTTATGACTCTTAACATATAAATACAATATTACAAACAGAAATAATCCTGTTATAGTTCCATGAATCATCAACAGCTCTAAGTCCTCAATTGGGATACCTACATAGTAATCAATTATGTTTATTATATCAGTCACCAAGATATAATGTAAGAACATCTTGTGATATAAACAAAACCTAAATACTGTTGCAGATAAATACATAAATATCCAAGGCAATATAAACATTCCTGCCAGATTGCTCAATACAGGAATGTCTATATAAAAGTAGGATAAAGCTGTGTTTAATACATATACTAATGATATTAACATAGGTATGTATTTAAGCATTAGTATAAGTAACTTGTACATACTCTTATTTAAGTTTTCCTCCACAGCCATACCTTGTTCTCTTGATACCAGCCTTTGGTGACATTGGCTTTGGTCTTCTCTTTCCTCTTGCCATAATTTTGCACTTTTAGTTATTTACCTTTCTTACCTTTGCCTTTTCCTTTACAACCACATTTCTTTGCCATAACTATAGAATTTTAATGGTTATTTTTTCACCTTTATCATGCTTGTCTTTAAGGAGCTTATATAGCTCTTTGAAAGTTTCTCTGCTATTTATCACCTGACCCTTAACTTTATTAACACCTACTAATAGGCATCCTGCTGAGTCTTTGTCAGTATTACCAGCATGAATAAGTATACCTTCAAATCCCTTTACATTAAGTAGTCTTGGTACTTTACCATTACATACTTGCTTGTAAAAACTATTAGTACAATACTTAGGAGAGATGACATCTAAGGTAATTTCATAAGTACCCTTTGGAATAGCTGTAATTGAGGGTTTCTTCAATTCCCTAATCTTAGCTATGCTCATAGAGTCATCTAACCCCCTATCAGCATCTTCAAGTACATTGCAAAACCACTTCCCATCAATAGTAAGATTACTTATGGTGTAGCTCTGCTTCTTCCATTTTCTGTCCACTATTAACTCCATGCTCATTAAAAAGGTTTAAGTTTCTCTTTCTCAGTTGGCAGGTAAGGTCAATACATATGGAACTCATAAGATTGAACATCTGTTTTCTAAGTTCCCCCACTTCCTGCTCCAATTCTGTATTTCTTTTCAGTACCTCTTCCAATCTCTCTCTATTATCAGTAGAGAGCTTCTCATAAAAGTCTAATGATTCTTTCATGTTATTTATGAGGTTACTATCAACTTCACTATCATATTTCTTTCTTGCAAAGAACCATGATGTCCAACCACTGACTATTGTGGAAACAAGCCCTACACCTCCAGTGATTAATATTCCTAAGTTGACCATAATTATTTAATTATTTCAATAAATTTTTGTTGTTTGTCACTAACATAAGGACTATTTTCTATAACAACAACCTCCACTACCCTATGCTTTTTCTGAAACAACCTAAAGAGAAAAAATTTCTTAGGAGGGTTTATAGTCTCTTTCCTACTATGAGTGACTATATATTTTTCACTAGTAAACTCAGGGTGAACTATTATTGTATTAGGAAATTCCATCCTAATATTTAACTTATACCATTTATCTCCTATAAGTGTATCTGTAGGAGGTAATAATTTGCTAAATATTGTATCTTTAAATATGATAGTATCTATCTTTCCTGTTGTAGACAATAAGTATTGCAAATGTTCTAGATTCTTATCTTTTATTTTTAGTTCCTTTCTGATTTTATTCATTTCCATGGTAATAGAGTCACTATAATACTCTAACTGGTCAATAGTTAACTTAAACATTCTGTTATACCTGTTTAAAGAACTATTCTCTATTTCAAAAGCTTTATTATTACTTATTGCTATAGATAGTTCACTGGATAATTCCTTATATTTATTGTAATAATAAATAGAACTAGAAGTTACTAATAGGATAAGTATTAATGCAATATTTGTTAACACTTTCTTCATATCTTATGTACTAGGCTTGAATGAACTAAGTTCATTATAGGATATGGTACCAATATAATTATATGTTTCTCTATTACTATTTATATTGGTAGGTAGACTATCTAAGTTTTGACCAACTGAATAATCTCCATTAGACTTTCCATCATCAACTAATGGTACCATCATGCACCATACACAATTTTCTGTAAATCCATTAGAATCAGATATAGATGCAGTCTTAGTATAGTTTGCTCCATTGAATAATGAGGAATAATCAGAGGTGTTTCTCATTCTAGCCTTTACCAACTTATATATGTTGTTACCTGACATAAGATTAGTAATGTTCCTGCCCTGATATTGAACAAGAGTATTAGAGTTATTATATAATACAACATACATCTTACTTACAGTGGTATTAGGCATTACAGTTACCTCCATATTAGAGAATTGGAGATAGGGGACACTATAGCTAGAATCTGTTCCACCATCACTAGGTGTATAGTAAGAATCTGATGTATACGTCCCTCCATCACTAGAGACTATACATAATACTGCTTTTGTTTGGGCTAATTGTTGAGACTTATCAAGATAGGTAAATCCAGAAGGAGTACCAGATTCAAGGGCAAAAGCTATCTTGAAAGAAGGTACTTTAACCTTATACTTAGTTATCACTATAGCAGGTTTTATATGCAGTTCTGATACAAACTCTTTGTTCTTATAACTAGTCAGTTGATTAATATCAAATATTCCAGAGTGGCCTGCTAGCCACGCAGATGTACAAAATAGCTTTGAGGCAGAAGATAGGGAAGCCCCTACCTTTTTCACTGCCTCTATTTGTGTCATAAACTCCCTTCCCATAATTATAACTTAGTCTTAAGTTTTGCAATCTCAGTCTCACAGTATTCTAGTTTTTTTAGCAACTCCTGTATAGCTTTGATAGCTAATACCCCAAATCTATCATATTCTACCCACTTGGTCTTATATTTATCGCCTCTACTATGAACCATAGTAGCGAATATGCCTCCTAGTTCGAGTAACTGGTCAGCTTTAACACCAAAGGTATTCCTTATTCTCTCTTCATCAGGATGTTCCCAAATATATTTGATTATATCGAGTTTAGCTATACTTTCAGATATACTTGTTACAGGCTCTACTTCCTTCTTAAATCTCATGTCAGACCCAGAATTACCTGCTCCTGCTTTAAAGTCCTGATATACTGACCATACATTTGATTTATCAACTAGAGCAATTTGACTTAATGCTACTCCTGAACTACTTAGAGTTCCATCATCTAGAAATACTGCTAACTCATCTGCCTTACTAGATGGAGAGCCATCTGTAATTGCTAAATTAAATAGAGAACTATTTTCATGAACAAATACACCACCATTGGACCATTTTGCTCTAATTTTATCAAAATCTGATTTATCTGATGCAGACATAAGTCCAGAACTAGATGCTGTTGCTGCTGAATAGGTAGTATTCCTATAATAAGGCACTCCCTCAATAATGGGGCAAGCTATATATCTTGAAGCATTGGTTATTGAACTACCATTCTTTATTAATCCAGTTGAACCTTTAGCTCCTACCAAACTATAAGTAGTATTAGGAGGAGTGGCCCAAGTACCATCACCTCTCATATATTGAGAGGTATTTCCACTTAGTTGTTTTAACAATCCATTAGCACTGGTAGTAGCAAGTCCATAAGTAGTGTTATTATCTGTCCAAGGGACATTGACATACATTTGTCCAGAAGAGTTTAACTCAACAGGATAATTTTTACCACTTTCAGGATAACCTATTTTTACTAACCCTAATGTAGAGGATGTAGCCTGACTATAAGTTGGGGATGTTCCAGCAGTAGGAGCATAAATATCAGTATTAGTACCATTAATAGTAATTGTACCTATCTTTGTCCCAGATGATAAAACCCTAGAAAAAGACACTGCATCTGCACTGGATGTAATTCCATCTAGTTTAGATTTATCACTTGTAGACATAAGACCACTCACTTCTGTAGTAGCGTTACTATAAGTAGTATTTGTCCAAGGAACATTTACAAATGCCTTCCCATTAGAATCCAATTCTAATTTGTAATTTCTACCACTGTTAGTATATCCAAGCATAACACCACCTAATGCAGAAGTAGTAGCTTTAGGTATAGATGTTAATCCTTCTGCGCCCAACTTTTCCCAAGGTGTCCATAAAGAGCTAGACTCAACATATCTTCTACTATATATTTTATTCCCACTATATAAAATCTGATAATGTATTTCATTCGGAAGATAACTAAAAGCTTGCAAAATAAAAGCATCTACACCCCCGGGCTTATTGGATATTTTATTACCACTCTTACCTACATAAACTCCTGCATTAGAAATTCCTTTATATGTATTTAAACTTTTTGCATCATCAAGAATTACAGGAGCTGTAATAAGCCTATTTAAATCATATATTCTTCCATTAAAGATAATAGAATTAGGATCATCAGTTGGGAAGTACATAACATTAGGTAATTCTCCTGAGGAATTACCTAATGCAGTTGCTCTATTCACTGATGTATTAACTCTGAGTTCTTTTCCTTTAGCACTCATATTACTCAATTATTATGCCTGTTTTAACTTTACCAATTAAACTTTTAAGCTGTCTACCCTGATTAGCTGATAAGGGGTATAGAGAAGTTGAATCTAAGCTATCCACTACCCTAGATAGTGGAACTAATTCAGTATTAATTAGTATCGAATATCCTTCCCACTTTGTACCACCATTAGATGCAGGGTTAATAACATGCAGTTTAGTACAAGTCCCACTGTCTGATAGATTAGTAGCAAATATCCTCTGTACATAATAAGAATGCGCTCCAGATCTCTTAGAGACTATTATTATATTTGAAGAGCTAGTATTAGTTTCACTACTTTGTAATAATCTAAAAGGCCTGCCTGCTTTAAAGGCAGCCTCAAAATCCTTAAGTGTACCTAGGAAAGCATCCATATCAGTCCTACCTCCATCATTAAATGCCTTTTCAGGAAAATCTGTTATATAGTAAGGCATTATACTGTCTTCGTATAATTTAACTGTGGAGCCATCAAGGAATCCTGAGCTGTTATACTTAATAACACACTGTATATAATATACTCCTGAATAAGCGCCCTTTTCAGTAGTTCCACTAGTTCTAAGAGTTAGTGCTCCTTCAAATATGGCACATGTTACATTATCTAATGTTCTCCTGCTACATATAATATCTCCAGAGTACATAGTATCTACCCATATAGCCTTACTAGACTCTATTCCTCTCTTGAAGTTATCAAATGACCCAAATACTTCTTTCAATGAAGAAGGGGTGCTATTAGCTAATCTAGGAAGGCCATTAATGTAGTAGTGATAGTCAGGGGGTAATGGAGTTTTGTCTATCTGAATAAAATCACTTCCATTCCATCTATAAGAATAACCCCCAAGTATATAAATGTGTCCTGTAATAGGGGAGTTTGTTGTAGTATCTTTTACTACAAGAAGAGCATCTCTATTAGATGGATTTAAATCATTTTCTATTTTCCAATTATTATAGTAGCTCCCGCTGCTGCTCTTAGCTACTATCTTTTTCATATCAGTCAACCAAACTAATGTGAAATCACTAGTAATACTTTGTTGTTGTATGGTCTTAGTTCCATTCTCATTTAAAGGGATATAAACTGGACCCACAGTAGCCCTCACATCTTCTTCAAAATCTTCTTCTCTATTATTAATATATTGAGTACTATATACTGTGGAAGTACTTGAATCATGACTACTCTTTACATCATTTTTAGCGAACTTCTCAGTTTGTAACTTATAACCTTGAGCAGCTGATAATGGCTTATTCATATCTTGAGATGTCACAGCATTAACTATATCTGATTTAGGTATATAAGCAGATAAGTCTACTGTACCACCAATAGGGTCCCAATTATTTTCATCATGGTCAGATGTACTTGTTGCCACAAGACATACAACGTTAGTATTTGCAGGATATGGTTTGCCTCCAAAGGTAAAGGCATTAGTTACATTCCAAGCATCACCAACCTTTGCATCTGTCAAAGCTAAAACCTCTGAAAAATTGGTCTTAGTTCCTTTTATTCTATAGACAGAGCCTAATGCAGAAATCTTATCATTAAGTGCTTTGCCTTGCGCAGCTGAAAGAGCATTTGTAGTATCAGATGAGGTTAGATTATTTATCACATTAGGCACATATCTATTGGTAGTAATAACAGCCATATTTGTGTAATTACTGCCACTTATAGTTACTGTGATAGTCTTAATATACACCCTAAATGATTTAAACATTATCCCCGCAAATATTACTTCTGTGTCTTGCAGTTTCTGTACAGTAATTACCCAGTCGCCATCACTATTATCTGTTATTATTGCACCATTTTTAAGCTTCTTAATCAAAGAAGTACTATCTAAATTATTCAGACAGGCTTTTATAGTATCATTATTAGTAGTATTATCAGCAGTATCAAAGTTAATAGTAACTCTGTTACTAGTAATAGTATCATAAAGTTCCTTACCTTTAGCCGCTGATAATGGCTTAGTTGTATCATTAGTAGTGAAGTTATTCACTACATCCGTTTTTGCAAGCTTTTCATCATTTAGCTTCTTTCCCATTGCGGCGGATAGTGGATTATCAGTATCAGTGGAAGTAAGGTTGTTAACTATTTCATCTCTACCTATATATGACCTATCAAGAACTACTGTCCCCTTATATGTACTGCTACTATTGTTATAATCAAACAATAAATACATGATACCTTCTACCCCGTATATAACTATGGACAGATACTTATAACTTGAATCTACCCAGGCTCTCAGAGAGCATAGTATTGTGGAAGCATTACCTTCACTAGAAGATACCATATATCCAATACCGCCTTCACTCACTAAGTCCCAATGTTCTTGGGTGAATCCATCAAGTGCATTAATAATGTCACTTTGATTTAAGCTTCCTCCTGATAATTCATACAATTTGTAATTAAGCTTGTATGCACCGTACTTCTTCCCGTTAAACCAAATACTGTTCTCATCAGTACTGAAAGACATTAAATTAGGTGTAGCACTTTGTGCTGCTTCACCTTGTGCGGAAGTCTTTGTTACTGCTACTCTTAGTGAATCACCAACAGGAGCTACTTTTTCCTGAACATTAGTAATGCTCAAATCATCATAAAGGTTTGAAATCTTCATTTTTTTTTTTTTTATTATTCAATAATTACTGAGCTTCCTACTGAGGATAAAACCTTTCCAATAGAAGCCTTTTTATTAACGCC